AAATAATGGTGCGAATGGTGGCACTCACCCATCAGGTCTTACTGGTGGTGGTGGTGGTGCGGGTGCAGCAGCAACAAACGCAAATGGCGGTGCAGGTCAGGCTGTAAGCATTACTGGCACAAGTGTTACTTACGCTGGTGGCGGTGGCGGTGGTAACTCACAAAATCAAAGCAATGAAGGCACAGGTTCAAACGGTGGCGGTAATGGTGGAAGAAGTGCAAATGGTTCAGCAGGCACAGCCAATACTGGCGGTGGCGGCGGTGGCGGTGGCAATAATACTTTTGTTGGCTATAACGGTGGCAACGGTGGTAGTGGCGTAGTCATTTTGCGTTACGCAGATACTTATACAATCACTATCGGCGCAGGTTTAACAGGCACAGAGTCGGCTGCTTCGGGTGGCTACAAACGGGCTACGATTACTGCTGGCTCGGGTAATGTGAGTTGGGCTTTGTAATGGCACATTACGCATTTATTGGATACGGAAACAAAGTTGTCAAAGTTATTGTCGGCGTTGATGAAACAGTTACACAACTAGACGGTGATGTTGAAGTCGGCGGTTCTTCAGAAGCGTGGGAACAGTTCTATCAAAACCAACCACAGCATCAAGGTTTGTTGTGCAAACGCACTTCATACAACGGGAACATTCGTGGCAGATACGCAGGTATCGGATACACCTATGACGCTGACCTTGACGAGTTCATCGCACCTGTTATCGAGAGTGAGGTTTAACTATGGCTTATACTTCTAGCCAAATTGTTCAAGCAGTTCCGAGCAACAATGTAACTGCTTATGTTGCCTACACGCCTTCTTACACAAACATAACTCTTGGTAATGGCACAAACAATTTTCGTTATGCACAGATTGGTTTTTTGGTTCATGTTTACGGTCAATTAACTTTCGGAAGCACAACAACTATGGGAAGCGGTCCTAAAATAAGTTTGCCAGTTACAGCAAAATTAGGAAACAATTTTTACACAAACAACATAAGTTATGTTGATACAAGCACAACCGACCAATATCTTGGCGCAGGATATTTAGATTCAACTACAACAGTTCTATTTAAGTTGCCACAAGTAACGGGAAATTTTTTGTTTCACGCCAATGTCGGTGCTACTCAACCGTTTACATTTGCAACAACCGATATCATTAACTTTAATTTTGTTTATGAGGCTGCATAATGAACTACCTAGATTTTGTTGCACCACACGAAAACGCAAACGAAATACCTAACGAATGGTATTTTGAACGGTTTAGAAACTGGCGTAACCGTGAACTACAAGCATCGGACTGGACACAGATAGCAGATTGCACAGCCGACAAAACAGCGTGGCAAGAATACCGTGAAGAACTACGAGACTTGCCATCACAAAACGCTGACCCTAAGTTGATTGTTTTTCCGACTCGCCCACAAGCGTTACTGGGCTAGACGATGACTAATTCACGCAGACCGCTTGGATATGTTTCGGCTTACCCTGTAGTTGTGCAAACTGTAAGTGCTGTCCCTGTTGTTGTTGATTATCTTGTTGTCGCTGGCGGTGGTGGTGGGGGAAACTGCAACAACGCAACTTTTAACGGTGGCGGTGGTGGTGCTGGTGGCGTAAGAAGCACTGTTGCGGTAAGCGGTGATGCTACGACTTTAGAAACAGCGTTCACACCAGTTAGCGGAACTGTTTACACAGCGACGGTTGGTGCTGGTGGTGCGTCAAACACATCTGGCACAGATAGTTCTGTTGCTGGCACGGCTTTGACAACTATTACTTCAACTGGTGGTGGTCGTGGTGGTGGCACTAATGCGTCTGCTACTGGTGGGAGTGGTGGTGGTGGTTATAATTTGAATACGAATGGCTCAGCAGGCACAGCCAATCAAGGTCGTGCGGGTGGTTCTACGACTGGCGGTTTCGGCGGTGGCGGTGGCGGTGCAAGTAATACTGGTGGAAATACATTTGGGTCGGGCACTAATGCAGGTGGTGTTGGCGTAGTGAATGTGATATCAGGTTCAAGTGTTTACTACGGTGGCGGTGGTGGTGGTAATTCTCCTTCTGGGGCTGTTGCTTCTGGCGGAAATGGTGGTGGCGGTAACGGTGGAAATGCAAGCACACTTCCGCAGGCTGGCACAGCAAACACGGGTGGCGGTGGCGGTGGTCGTAATGACGGTCAAGGCGCAGGTGCAGGTGGTGCTGGCGGTTCAGGAATCGTTATTATGCGAACTCTTGACACATTCGCAGACCCAACCACATTGACAGTTGGCACACAAACAACCACGGGCGGATACAAAATATTTACGTTTCTTGCAACTGGCACGATTGCGTGGACTTTCTGATGGCACACTTCGCAGAATTAGATAACAACAATAATGTGCTACGAGTAATCGTGGTCGCTAACGAATATGAATCAAACGGTGTTGAGTGGTGCAACGATTTATTCGGTGGCACTTGGGTTCAGACAAGTTTTAATAACAGGATTCGCAAACAATTCTGTGGCGTTGGGTTCAAATATCTGCCTGACGCTGATGTGTTCGTAGCACCACAACCGTTCCCTTCGTGGACTCTTGACAGCAACCACGATTGGCAACCACCGACACCAATGCCATCAGATGCTTCAACAGAAAACCCGTATGAGTGGAACGAAGAAGAACAAGAGTGGGTCACACATTAACTAGGTGGCTTATACCGCTACCAGCAACAAAATTATTGCACCGGCTAAAGCGTAGTAAAATACACTGTAGTGTCGCAGTAGCGGCAGAAAGAGCACGATATGCCAGCAATTGATTTTCCAAATTCTCCATCTCTCAACCAAGTATACACTGCCGGCTCCCGCACGTGGACTTGGAATGGTTCTGCCTGGGAGGTAAATCCTTCAGCTGCAAATGTAGAAGCAGGCTCACTTGCTTCTTACGCACCGCTAAGCTCGCCTACTTTTACTGGCAACGTTGTATTACCAAGCACAACGACTATCGGTGACGTGTCATCAACCGAGCTCGGCTACGTGAACAGTGTCACCTCGGCAATTCAAACTCAAATCAATGCAAAAGTCAATAAGACCTCTCTGCCAGTTTCTGTGTCAGATTATGGCGCAGTTGGCGATGGCGTTACAGATGACACTGCCGCTTTTGATGCCGCGGCACAAGCACGAACTGGCGCTGTCACCTACACTGACAATGGAATCCTGAGAGCAAATTGTGTATTTGTAACAATTCCAGATGGCAACTATGTGCTTTCTAGTCGAATAGATACTGGCGGTCGAGAAGTTGTTTGGGTTGCAGACCGTGGCGCAAAAATCCTTAATCCAGAAAATCTTAACGGTGACCTTCTTCGTGAGGGCCAAAGAATCATGTCGGCGCCTTACGGCAACGAAGATAGCGCGACTGGTTTTGCGGTAAGACTTTATCCAAGTGGCTCGGACTTTAATAGCGCCGCCGAAGTTTTGGGTGTAACCAACGAGGCGGATATCTCTATCTACACTGACAGAGACGCAGTTTCTTTCTTTGCCGATGTTTTAGCTCCACCTCCAACGCTGACTTTAGCTGGCGCAACCTATACAGCAACAACTGTTGTCCCTGCTTCAACAATCAGCGAGGCGAATAGAAGACTTTTGCGCAAAGGCATGATTATTGATACTGCTCACAGCCCAACAAAGTACAGCGGATTTATCACTGATTGGGCAGCAAATGGTTCAAGCATCACGGTTGAAGGTTGGTATCTCGCCAACGGTACAGCACAATCTGCCTCAACTCCATCGGGAACAGCAACTGCCTATGTAAATCCGTTCACAAAAGTATGGGCGCATAACGCAAATGTTTTGATGGACGCGAATTCACATGCTTCAGCAATGACTGGTTTTGAACTTGGACTTGTAGACAACAAAGAAGCATCAACCGCTGCAACTGGTGGTTCACACTATGCATGGGGTTTTGATGCCGTAAATCTTGGAACGTACAAAGTCCAAAGTTTCTTTGTTGCTCGTGGTTCTGGTTTTGTAGGACTACGAGTTGATAATGCCGATACTGGTTTATACTACACAGGTGGAACAAATGTTTTTGATTCTTATATTTCCAATGAGCGCTCCGCTCTTTTGCGTGCTGATGGCACACTGGAACTTGGAAAGCAAAACACTGCAGCAACCTGGTACATGGATATTCATACCTCTGGCAACAACGAATCGGTCAATGACTATGATGCAAGAATACAAGTCACCGGCGGTTCTGAAACTGATGGAAGCGCGACTGTAACTTTTTTTGCAACAAACACAGATACTCAGGTCTTACGACCTCGCACTGATTCAACATACTCACTTGGTGGAGCGGCTCGTAGGTGGACGGTAGTTTACGCCGACACTGCAACAATTAGCACATCGGATGAAAGAGAGAAAGAGCAGATCGGCGACATCAACGAGGCAGTTCTGCGCGCTTGGAGTAACGTCGAGTATCAACAGTTCAAGTTTAAAGACGCTGTTCAGAAAAAAGGAGACGGCGCGAGGTGGCATGTTGGGTTGGTGGCGCAACGAGTTAAAGAAGCATTTGAGGCTGAAGGCGTTGATCCGTTTGCCTACGGCATCCTGTGCTACGACGAATGGGAAGAGCAGGAAGAGCGCTTTGAGGACGGAATTGGCATGGTGCAAGAACACCAGGCTGCCGGAAATAGATACGGAATTCGGTACGAAGAAGCCCTTGCTCTAGAGTGCGCGTATTTACGCAGTAGACTACCGCAATAACCGCTAGATTTGTTGTAATTTTCAACAAAAAGCAACTAGGTCGCGTAATCACCGCTGTATACTCGTGTTAATATACATAGGGTATAGTGCGTATCGAAAGATAGGATGATACAGTGGCAGCAATTGATTTTCCAAACTCACCGTTAACAAATGATCTTTTCACGTCTAGTGGCAAGACTTGGTTTTACAACGGCACCGCATGGACGCTTATGGGCGTATCCGCCCTGTCTCCGGGCGTGCCAGACGATGGGTCAGTCACGGCGGTTAAATTAGCAAGCGACGCTGTCACAACTGTTAAGATTCTTGATTTAAACGTTACAACTGCAAAGATTGCTGACGACGCGGTTACAGCAGACAAGCTTGCTAACACAGCAGTTACGCCAGGCTCATACACGACGACCAACATCACTGTTGACGCACAAGGTAGAGTTACTGCAGCATCATCAGGAACTGGCTTCGACGCGTTCGATGATCAAGTTTTCATCGCAACGCAAATATGGTCTTAACAAAATAGGAGATAGATAATGGCAACACTAAGCAAATTATGTCTACAGCCAGCCGGCACTACGGGCACAGGGTTAGCGATAAAAGTTGCTGCTACTGCCACAGCTGGTACGGCAATTCACACAGCATCGGCTACTGCAACGACGATCGATGAGATCTGGTTGTACGCCGTGAATACCTCTGCTTCGTCGGTTAAATTGACGATTGAGTGGGGTCAGGCTGATGCGCCTGATGGCAACATTGAGGTCACAGTACAGCCAGAGGCTGGACTTGTAACTATCATTCCAGGACTGTTGTTGCAGGGCAACGCTTCAGCAAAGGTTGTTCGTGCATTCGCCGCTACTGCAAACGTCATCACGATTCACGGATTCGTCAACAGAATTACGGCGTAACCTATGGGTCGCAGGACATTTGGATATGTCAGCGCAGAGCCAACAACAAGTGCCGTCTATGTAAACGGCACTCAAACGGGTTACGGTGTTGCGACAGGCGGAACTTCGTCAAGTATTACTGTGTCAGCACAGGCATACACGCTTCTAACTTTTACAAGCACAGGAACTTTGACGGTTACTACCGCAGGTTTGTTTGACGTTTTAGTTGCTGGCGGTGGCGGTGGTGCTGGTGGTAGTGGTGGTGGTGTTGCTGGTGGCGGTGGCGGTGCTGGACAACTTGTAGGTCTTTTTACAACATCAACACTTTATCTAGACGCAAATCAAACAATTACAATCGGTGCTGGTGGTGCTGGTGGTGTGGGTCAAAATTTTGGAACAGCAGGAAGTTTCACCGCAGTCGGCACAAAACTTGTTGCTTCTGGTGGTGGTTTTGGACACTCTAACGACAACGCCGCTGGTCCAGGTGGTTCTGGTGGTGGTGGTGGTGGTCGTGGTGGTGCTGGTGGTATTGCTAATTTTGCAAATTTAGGTAATGATGGCGGCATTGGTTCTCGTGATGGAGACTTAAGGGCTGGCGGTGGCGGTGGCGGTTATTCAGCCGCAGGTGGCACCTCAGGTACCACTACTGGCGGTACTGGTGGTAATGGCGGTGATGTCAGTGCATTTATTTCAGGCAGTGCAACTTACAAATCAACTGGCGGTGGCGGCGGTGGCACTAGTTCTGGCGGTGCTGGTGGTAACTCATCGGCAAATTCAAACGCTGGCAAAACATCAGGCACAGGTAATTCTGCTTCAGCAAATAGCGGTAGTGGTGGCGGCAGCACAGTCAACGGTTCAAATGGCGGTGCAGGCGGTAGCGGTATTGTTTATGTAAGGTTCAAGGTTTAGTTATGGCACATTTTGCAAAAATAGAAAACGGTTTAGTGCAACAAGTAATCGTTGTCAGCAACAATGATGCACCAACCGAAGCAGACGGTCAAGCGTTCATCGCATCTATCGGTTTTGACGGTGTGTGGGTTCAGACTTCTTACAACAACAATCCGATTGAAGGTGCTTCTCGTGGCAAATATGCTGGCATCGGTGATACTTGGAATGGCACAGAGTTTGTTGCGCCACCAAGTCCAGTTATTGAAGGAGCTTAACTATGCCGAATCGGCGTGAACTCGGATATGTAAGTAGCGGTAATACCCCGACTATTGTTGGGCAAGTAGGCGCTTACGGTGTAGGTTCGGGCGGCACATCGTCAAGTATTACTGCTGGTGGTTCTAACTATAATCTTTATACTTTTACTTCTGACGGCAACTTTGTTGTAACCTCTGATGGTTTATTTGATGTCCTTATGTTTGGTGGCGGTGCTGGCGGTTCTAGTGGTCGTATTGGCACAGATAGCGGTGGCGGTGGTGGCGCAGGTGGCGTTATTGAAAGCACAATTTATTTAACTGCTGGAACTTACGCAGTTGATGTTGGTGCTGGTGGCGCAAGTAATACGGAAGGTTTAGGTTCAAACATTAACTCAACTGGTCGCAGTTTTGGTATTGGCGGTGGCGGAACTGGCGTTAATTATGGGGCTGTCACAAACAAAAGCGGTGCGTGTGGCGGTGGTGGTAGTGGCACAGGTTCGGCTCCAGAAATTGTCGGAGGTGCTGCAACTAATGCAGGTGTAAATGGTTTTGCAGGCGGTAACGGCGTGCAAAGTAATGGCTCTGGCGCTGGCGGTGGCGGTGGCGTAACAGCCGTTGGTGCAAACGCAAGCGGTGGAAACGGCGGAAACGGCGGTGCTGGTTATGATGTCAGTGCATTTATTGGTGGAAGCGCATTATTTAAGGGTGGCGGTGGCGGCGGTGGCACTCGTAGCGGTTCGGCTGGTGCTGGTGGTAGTTCAGTTGGTGGTGCAGGCGGAGTAACTGCGGTAGGTTCATCGGCAGCAGCAAACACGGGTTCAGGTGGTGGAGGCGGTGGCGGTGCAACGGGCGGCACAGGCGGTTCAGGCATTGTTTATATTCGTAGCAAGACGAGTGCTGTAGCAACTTTGAGTGGTTATGGTGTTGCTTCGGGCGGCAGTAGTTCAACGATTACTGTTGGTAATCAGAGTTACACGCTGTTGTCGTTTACGAGCGACAGCAATCTTGTTGTTTCTACTGGTGGATTGTTTGATGTCTGTTTAATCGGCGGCGGCGGTGCAGGTGGTGGCAGTTACACGGATTCTGTGCCTGGCGGCGGTGGAGGTGGTGGCGGTGTTTTAGGTATTACCAGCACGACCACAATCTATTTGCCTGCTGCAACTTACACGCTTGATGTTGGTGCTGGCGGTGCTGGAACAACCGCAACCGCAACGGGTGGCATCGGTTTAAAGTCATCTATCGGTTCACAGATTTCTGTTGCTGGCGGTGGCGGTGGTGGTTGTTATGACGGTCAGTTAAACGCATATCCAACGGGTGCATCTGGTGGTGGTGTTATTGACGCTGCCTTAAGTGGCACAGGTTCAGTTTCTTGCGACAGTAATGTTGGGAACAATGGTGGTGGCGCAACTACAAGTAATGGTGCTGGAGGTGGTGGCGGTGCTGGTGGAACTGGCGGTGGTTCAACTTCTGGGACTGGTGGAACTGGCGGTAACGGCATAGACATAAGCGGTTTTATTACTGGCGCAACCTATTATGCGGGTGCAGGTGGAGGCGGTGGCGGTGCAAGTGTTGGTGGGGCAGCAGGTAACGGCGGTGTTGCAGGTAAAACAACTGGCGCAGGAAACAACGGCTCAAATTACGGTGCAGCAGGTGGCGGAACAGTTAGCGCATTACAATCGGGCAACGGTGCTGCTGGCGCAGTTTTTGTCAGGTTCAAAATCTAAATAAAGCAAACAGGAGTAAATAATGTCAGCACAATACTTTGCACAAATTGATGAAAACAATGTTGTAACCCATGTCGCTGTGGTGCAACGAGATTTTCTTGAAGCGAACCCTGAACGATACACAGGCACTTGGGTTGAAACATTTTTTGATACGGCAGGTAAACAATACGCCGGTGTTGGTTACGAGTATTTACCTGATGCACAAGATTTTAGACCGCAACAACCGTATCCGTCTTGGACTTGGGCAAATAAAGTTTGGAATCCACCAACACCTATGCCAACAGACGACAAAATGTATTCTTGGAACGAATCAGAACTTGAATGGGTTGAGGTTTAGTTTATGGCTGCAAGGTTGATGGGTTATGTTTCGGCTTCAAACACACCGACAGTAATTTTGGCGAATGTTACTGGTGTCCCAACTTCTTTAACCGTTGATTACTTAGTTCTTGGTGGCGGAGGTGGAGGTGGCGGTGAACTTGCTACAGGCTTTTGCGCTGGTGGTGGCGGTGCTGGTGGTATGCGTTGCACAGTAACCGCAACTGGTGGCGGTGGTTCTCTGCCTTCAGCATTATCGCTTTCTACTTACACAAATTATGCAGTAGCCGTTGGGGCAGGTGGCGCTGGTGGTGTTACTCGTGCAAGTGGAACATCTGGTTCAGCAAGTTCATTTAGCACGGTTTCAGTATCTGGCGGTGGCGGAGGTGGAAGTCCAGATGGAGCAGGTTTAAACGGTGGTTGTGGTGGTGGAGGTGGTGGTGCTTTTAGCGCAACTTTAAAATCTGGTGGTACTGGAACAAGTAACGAAGGTTACGCAGGTGGAACAAATAGTTCAATAAACTCTGCTGGTGGTGGCGGTGGCACAAGTGCTGTCGGCACTAATAGCGTAAGTACTGGTTCGTCTGGTAATGGTGGAAACGGTACGGCTTCAAGCATTACTGGAACCTCCGTAACATACGGAGGAGGCGGTGGAGGAGGCGGAGGAAACTGGTCTAGCAACGGTATGGGCGGAACTGGTGGTGGCGGTAGCACAAGCAAATATGGTGATGCTGGTCGTGGTGCTGCAAATCTTGGTGGTGGCGGTGGCGGCTGTTCTGGCGGCGCTATTGACGGTAACGGTGGTCAAGGTGGAAGCGGTGTAGTTATTCTTCGCTACTCAGACGCTTATAGTATTCTTTTTGGTGCTGGTGTAGCAGGCGCAGAATCGGCTGCATCGGGCGGATATAAGCGAGCAACCATTTATACTGGTTCTGGAAATGTTAGTTGGTATCAATAATGGCTCATTACGCATTTCTTGATGGAAACAATGTCGTTGTCAAAGTAATTGTTGGCATTGACGAAACACAAACACAAGTTGATACTGACGGCAAAGTTGTTGGCGGTTCAACAGAAGCGTGGGAAAAGTTTTATGAATCGCAAGCAATACATCTAGGTTTAACCTGCAAACGCACCTCATACAACGGGAACATTCGTGGCAGATACGCAGGTATCGGTTACACCTATGACGCTGTTGCTGACGAGTTCATCGCACCTGTTATCGAGAGTGAGGTTTAACTATGCCGAACAGGCGTGAACTCGGATATGTGAGTGCTGGAAGCACAAGCACTATTGTTGCTACTACAGGTTATGGTGTGGCGACTGGTGGCACTTCAAGTTCTATAACTGTTTCTTCACAGAACTGTACGCTTCTAACTTTTACGAGCGACAGCAATCTTGTTGTTACTACAGCAGGTTTGTTTGACGTTTTGCTTGTCGGTGGTGGCGGTGGCGGTCACGCTGGTTCGAGTTTATATGGCGGCGGCGGTGCGGGTGGCGGTGCTGTAGTTGGCATAAATTCTGCAACCACAATTTATTTGACTGCCGCTACTTATGCCGTTGATGTTGGTGCTGGTGGTGCTGGTGCTGGTGGCGCAAATAGCGCAACAACAGGGTTAGGTAGTTCTGTTGGAAGTGTAATTGCTTGTGCTGGTGGCGGTTCAACAGGTGCAGTTGCACAAGCAGGCCAAAAAGATAGTGCAGGCGGTTCAGGAGCAGGCGGTTCAGCAGGTGCTACAGGTGCAGTTAGTTTGGAATTAGCAAACGGCAACAACGGCGGCAACGGCGGAAGCACAGCAGAATTTACGGGTGGCGGTGGCGGTGGTGCAGGTGGCGTTGGCGGCAATGGCGGCGCAACTAATGGGGGCACAGGCGGAAACGGTATTGACATTTCACCGTTTATAACTGGTGCAACATATTATGCGGGTGCAGGCGGTGGCGGTGGCGGTAAAACAACTGGTGGCACGGCTGGAAATGGTGGCGTTGCAGGTAAAACTACAGGCAACGGCAACGCAGGCGTAAATTATGGTGCTGGTGGTGGGTCGTGTGCAAATAGTTCAGGTAGCACAGGTGGCGCAGGTGCGGCTGGGGTTGTTTATGTCAGGTTTAAAGTATGAAAACTTTTTTTGCTCAACTTAACGATGACAATGTTGTTATCGATGTTCATTGTGTTACACAAGAGTTTTTGGAAGCGAACCCTGACCGCTATCAGGGCACTTGGGTTGAAACTTTTTTTGATACAGCAGGCAAAACTTATGCTGGTATCGGCTGGACATATGATGAGGCGACACAAGATTTTGTTGCACCACCAAGTCCTGTTATCGAGAGTGAGGTTTAGTTTATGGCTGCAAGGTTGATGGGTTATGTTTCGGCTAGCAACACACCGACAATCGTAAGTGCTGTTGGTGGCATAACTGTTGATTATCTTGTTATCGGCGGTGGCGGTTCAGGCGGAGCATTTGATATTCCTCTTGATGGTTATTTTACTGGAAATAACGGAAATGCAAGCATATTCTCAACCATTGTTTCTCGTGGCGGTGGTGGTGGCGGTAAATATCAAAATGGAAACGGTTTAGCAGGCGGTTCTGGTGGTGGTGCTGGTGGTGGCACAACTGGTGTTGGCGGAACTGGTGAAAGTGGTCAAGGTTTTGCAGGTGGCGTAAATACTACTGGAACTAACGGCGGTGGTGGTGGTGGCGGTGCTGGTGCGGTTGGTGGTGTCGGTGCAAACGGTGCTGGTGGTGCTGGTGTAGCAAACGACATTACTGGAACATCTGTTACTCGTGCTGGTGGCGGTGGTGGTGGCGCAAGCGGAGCAGGTGGTTCGGGCGGTGGCGGTGCTGCTGCTTCGGGTGGCACGAATGCAGGTGCTGGCACAGTCAATACAGGTAGTGGTGGTGGTGCTTCACTCGTATCAGGAACTGCTGGTCACGGTGGCGGTGGTGCTGGTGGGTTTCGTTCAACAGTTACAGCAACAGGCGGTGGCGGTAGTTTAGAAACCCCACTTGATATTTCGCCTTCAACCAATGTTGTTGTTTCGGTTGGTGCGGGTGGTGCAAAAATAGATACAACAGGTGACTCTGGTGCAGGCGGTAGTGGTGTAGTGATACTTCGCTATTCAGATTCAAGAACGATTACTTTCGGAACAGGTTTAACTGGCACGGAAAGCGCAGCAAGCGGTGGATACAAACGGGCAACAATTACGGCTGGCACGGGATATGTGAGTTGGGCATAATGGCACATTACGCATATTTAGATAGCAACAATGTTGTGGTCAAAGTTTTGACAGGCGTTGATGAAACAGTTACACAAAACGGTGTTGGCGGTTCTTCGGAGGCGTGGGAACAGTTTTATGAAAGCCTAGAATGGAACGCAGGTCTGACCTGTAAACGAACTTCATACAACGGCAACATTCGCAAACGATACGCAGGCATTGGCTTTATTTATCTGCCTGATGCTGATGTGTTCGTCTTACCACAACCATACGGTTCGTGGACTCTAGATGCCAACTACGATTGGCAACCACCAACACCGAAGCCTGATGGCAACTATAGATGGTTTGAACCAAACCAAGTGTGGATAGAAATTGTTGAGTCGTAGATGTGGGTCGCAATTTAACTAGGTGACTGATACCGCTACCAGCAATCCTTTAGTTTTCCGTAAAAGCAGCGAAAAGCTACTTGAGAGTATAATATAGACGATAAGACGCGTGGGAGAAAACGTATGAAGATCGCTGTATACACAATAGCGCTAAACGAGCAAAAATTTGTAAAGCCTTGGTATGAATCGGCAAAGGATGCGGACTACCTGTTGATCGCTGACACTGGATCTACCGACGACACAGTAGAAACGGCTCGCGAACTGGGAATCAACGTAGTGTCAATCTGTGTTAGGCCTTGGCGATTTGACGATGCAAGAAATGCGTCATTGGCCATGATTCCAGCTGACATCGACTACTGCATCGCTCTTGACATGGACGAGGTGTTAGTCGCCGGCTGGAGAGAACACTTTGAAAAGACACCGCCGGGAGTGACTCGCCCAAGATACAAGTACGTGTGGAACTGGAATCCAGACGGCACCGAAGGCTTAGTTTATGGCGCGGACAAGGCTCACGCAAGAAAAGGATATCGTTGGCGACACCCAGTGCATGAGGTGTTGAGTCCAACTGATGGAGAGGTGCAGAGTTGGATTGGAATGCAGATTCATCATTTTGCTGATCATTCAAAGTCGCGCGGACAGTACCTTCCTCTTCTTAAGAAAGCAGTTGATGAACTTCCAAACGACGATCGCAACGCGTATTACTACGCTCGTGAGTTGTTTTTTCACGGTCAAAGCGATCAAGCATTGACAGAGTTCAAGCGACACCTCGCTCTTCCAACGGCGCAGTGGCGTCCCGAGCGCGCGGCGTCGATGCGCTATCTTGCGAAGGTAGAAACGTCGGAGGCTGAGACCTGGCTTCTACGCGCGTGCGCAGAGGCGCCGGATTTTCGCGAGCCGTGGGTAGAGCTTGCGAGTCATTACTATGGCAAGAAACAGTGGGCGAACAGTTTGGCCGCGGCGCAACGTGCACTCGCGATAAAAGAAAAGCCGCTGCTGTATCTTTGCGATGCATACTCGTGGGGCGCGGCTCCGCACGATTTTGCCGCGATCGCGTCTTCGTACCTAGGCCAAAAGAAACAGGCGATCGACTACTGCCATGACGCGCTTCGCATCGAGCCTAACAACGAGCGCATGCAGGGGAACATGTCTCTGATGCTGCGCGATCATTACTATGAAAAGATCACCGCGGTTATTCCAACTAAATCAAACGTAGACGGAGCTCTAGATGTCATCGATCGTCTTCAAAAAGACGGTCAGGTAGAGACAATCGTGGTTGTTGCTGACGGACCTGACGCCTTTGCAACGTATGAAAAGTTGCTTGCCGACAAGAAAAACGTCGTGCTAAAACAGGTAAAGCTCGGCGCCGGTATTCACGTCATGTGGAATCTTGGCATCGATGTCGCGATCGAAAAAGGCACAGGAGCAGTATTCATAAATGACGATGTAATTCTTGGAGATCACTGCGCTGGAGCACTGGCGTCCCTACTTGAGTACGACAAGTCAATTGGAATTGCCTGTGCGGGATATGACTATCGTAAGTTTACAGACATCGTTCAAGATGTGAACACCGTGTGCAACGGTCGCTATGACGGCACCGGCGGACTTGCTGGATTCTGCATGGCGCTGTCAAAAGATCTTACTAAGACATGGCGCTTCGATGAGTCAATGAAGTGGTGGTACGGCGACAATGACGTGTTGAACTGGGTTCTTAGGACTCAAAAACGTCGCGCGGTTATTACAAGTGTAGCTCGCTGTAGCGGCAACAGCTCAAGTACGATTGAAAATGATCCGCCAGACAACTTTGTTCAAACTGTTCAAAACGATAAGTTGAAATTTTACATTAAATGGAACATTGAGGACTGACATGCATGGCAATGTAATGAACTGGGTAGCACGGTGCTTGGACCTGCGAAAGACGCTAGTCTCAAAGAGCACATCGGCGCGCGTGCTTGAAATTGGCAGCTTGGATATAAATGGAAGTGTTAGGCCGCTGTTTGCAAACACGATCTCGGACGGTGGATTATTCTTTGGAATCGACGTGCAAGAAGGTCCGGGCGTTGATCTTGTCGCTGATGCCAGCGTCTATAAAAGCGATGTTCAGTACGATGTAGTAGTTTGCGCTGAGGTATTTGAACATACTGCTGTCTGGCCAAAGATCGTTAAAAATGCGCACTCACTACTTGTTCCAGGTGGAATGTTTATCGCGACTATGGCCGGTGAAGGACGACCGCCACACTCGGCTATTGATGAAAATCCAATTCGCAGCTGGGAATACTACAAAAACGTCACTAAGACAGACCTTGAAAAACAACTTGCAATTTTTTCAGATTTTAAGGTTGACGTAGTTGATACTGATACTAGATGCTGGGCTTTAAAGTAGACTTTTTACTTTTCTTAGTCTTAGTTTTTTCGCGTTCTACTTTCTTTTTCTTAGCACGTGCGGCGCGTTCTGCATGATAAGCGATCACCGCATTGGCACTCGTTCTGCTGCGCCATGTGAATTCGCAAGTTGAGCACCGCACAAGTTTCATTGTTGTCCATCTGCCTCCTTCTGGGGACTCTGCAACAACAACTTCTAGTTTGTCGGGCCTCGCTGCGCAATACGGACAGTTAGGAAACCGCTGTCTACGAGCTTCTTTACCTTCTTGGTTCACAGAAAGCGCACGTCTAAGTTCGCCTTCATCTTTTCCGCCCCAAATTCCCCATATCTGTTTGTTTTCAAGAGCGTACTTTAAACAGTCACTGCGTGCTTCACATCCGTAACACAGGTTCTTGGCATCGTATTTTTCTCGTGGCTCGTTAGAGAAGAAGAATTTGCTGAGATGTTTATGCTCAGGCTCTGCGCACTTCGCGCTGTCTTGCCAGTCAGTTTGGCTTAACCTGTGCTTCAAGAGAACTCAACCCAAGTAACTTCAATGATATCGTCCACGTAGTTTCCGTCAGGAGTTTCTCCCAGTTCGTCACACACTGAATAGTCGATTTCACCATCTACTTCTCCGGCGTACCCTTGAATAACAGAAGCAGCCTCAGCAAGTCTGTACCCGTCTCCAAGAGATACTGCAGAGCCATCTCGTTGAAGTGATGAAGCAAGCGCGCGGCGAACAACATCGTGCTCTAGGTCAACATGACCTTCAGTGAAAAATACTAGACTCGAGCTAGTTAAAGGAGAATAAGAATAGCCAGTCCACTCCCACCATAGGCATTCTCCAACACGCGAGTCTTTCATACGTATTCATATTGTATCTCATGTCATCTAAGAAAAGTGATTGAAACTATACCGCAAAATATGTCTGCGGTTAAACTGAGTGAACTGAGTGGCTAGTCTTAGGCAGCTACAAAACCATCTTGATGCGGCCATAGGTAAACGTATGTTTGCGGTTTAGCGCCAGAATCTTCATCCCAATTAAATTGATTATACCAATCGTAGTTCTTGCACAGCAGCGCAGTTCTATGCGTGGAGCATAGACGCTCGTAGTACTCGCGGTCTGTCATCCAAGTAGGCACAAGTAGATCTGTAGACACTCGATTAAGTTCTACTGCGCGATCGTACGTGCGGTAAGTCTTGTCAAGCAGCGTAGACTTGAAGCCACGACTACGCCATTCAAAGTACGTTGCAGAAATGTAAGAAACAAGCAACGTTTCGTACCCACGCCACATGCGAGCGACAGGGTGGTTGTACCAGCCTTTGGGGTCACGATGATTGCCTTCAGGGTCTAGTTTAGTGTTTGTCAATAAACACTGCCATGCCTCAAGCGTCTGTTTGTGCAGACGCTTATTGTCAAGTGTTGCAGCAGTTGCTGTAAATGAATCTGGAATAGTAAGAAATGATTGCATAAGTTGTCCTTGCGTCGTTAATTAAATTATATCAACAAACGCTAGAAAACTAAACTTAAGTCTCCAGTTATCCAGCTTCTGGGTACCATTGTTTCTTGACTTTTTGACGAGAAAATCCTTTGTCTGTGTCTACAAAATACTCGCGGTCTCCAATTAGAGTTCCGCTTCTTGTCAAAGACTGTCCGCCAAGAGAGGCGACAACTCCTTTACCTACCCAGTTTGCTGCTTGAGCTGCGACTGCCTTACCCCACGTTGATTGCAAGTAGCTGTAGTCTTTCACTGACTCAAACTCCCAGTCGTCAGGCAGGCCTTGAATACGCGCTGCTTCTCGATGAGTAATTAGACGAGGCTCTGTAGGGTGAACAACATGATCTAGTGCTGAGCCAGTTAGCACGTTCGCCCAAAGATCTTTTCTCCAACGATACGGTTGAGAAAATCCTAAGTTAAAGTCGTTAGCAAGAATATTTGCACCAAGATTTTCCCAAGTCTTTGGAAACTTATTGCCATTTGCTTCATAAGCTTTTTTAAGATTTGTTCCAAGATCTTCACTGTTTTTCCAACCATCGTTGCCTACGATGTCAAACACATCTTTAACTCGCTGAGCATGAATATTTGTCTTGCCAATGTGCCCGTTTACCATGCCAGTCTCAGATCTAAGATGCGCAATAATTGGTGAAGCTGGCGCAGTGTACTTCTGTGCTTCCCACTGCAGAGGCATCTTTGCGAGATCTCCAATAACTTCCATAAGCCGTGGTAGACGTCCTACAATCGGCTCTTCAACACTAAAAGGCATTCCACCTCGTGTTGCAACCCAAAAGTATCGCGGCCGGTACGAGAATCCGCCTACGTGCAAGTTGTTGTGCTTAACGTGATAGAGGTCGTAGCGTTTACCGCTTAGTTGTTCGACCATGTCTCTGTATTGAACCATGACGTCTCGCCCTTGAGTGAAAGCTTGTTGCACGCACTCAAATACAATTATTTCAGGAGCAACTTTTGCCGCGTAGCGCATAAACGCGCGTGTATGCTCGTGCGCTGCTGAGTCTGGACCACGGTTTGCAGGACCCGACCATACAGACCAACCAGAGCACGGCGGACAACCCATGACAACATCTGCATCTTTTACTGGCCATTCGTCTTCTTTACTTGAGAAGAAAGAATCCCACTTGTCACCAAGAAACTTGCGGTTTACCTCTGCGACTTTGTTGCCAAAGTCTAAAGTTCCAGTGCGCAACGTCATTTCCATTCCAGCCTGAGTAAAGCCGTAGCTCATGAACCCAGCAAGACCGTTGCAGTCAATAAATGTTGGTTTTTCCATAGTTTGTCCGTTATCCAATCAGTTGTTTAATCTTATACTGCTCGACGCAGAAACTTACTACAAACTAGCGTCGATTTCGCCGACTTCATAACCACACGCGGCGTACCCAGCTATATCTACCCATGTGTCTGGCTGAAATCCAGACTTAGAAGCGTAGCGAGCAACCTTTACAGCTACCATAGCCATTGCGACATCTTCTTTTGTCACTTCAATTCCAAAAATCACTGACCACAGCTTTGCAATTCGTTCAAAGTTGTCTTCTGGTCCTCCGTACTGTTTAGCTCTTGCTCCAGAGATAATGTCACAGGCTTCAGCAAGCATTCTTTCTCTTGCGGTGCTGTTCTTTTTCATTTGTCTTCAGTCCGTGCTCTAATTTGTACGTTACCAACGTACTCGTCGGCGCTGTGAGACACTATATGAATCTCAGTGTCGCGAGGAAGCACCGCGGTTGAATTATCTGTAAGATCACGCCATTCTTTCTCTGCGTTTTCTGCAATTTCGGCAATTGTTTTGCCGTAGACTTTGTACTCTATGAATTGGCGCATTATTTGATCCTTTTTTCCAGCGCGTACGGAGAATAGTGAACTCCATCAAGAAGCGGTGTCTTACCGTCTGTAGACTTAAAAATCACGTCTCCATAGCGTACTGCAACTACCTTCCCTCTGCGTCCATTGTGAATGCGACCAGTTTCATCTGTAAACGCGTCTATCTTCACACGAATAACATCACCAACTACGATGTTTCCAGGCTGCGCGGGCACCCAGGTTTCATCAGGCGCATCTTCTGTAAGCGGAATGTTTTGCGCAAACTTAGTGAACAGCTCAATAACTTCTTGGTTTTGCTTTGAACTGTGCTTGCCTTTTTCCCAAGCGGCAAGCAGCTCAAGTACTGTGTTGCCAACTCCTACCCTTATCTTGTGAGCCTGTAGTTGCTCACGAACCCATTGATAATCTACGCTTGGCATTACTTAACCTTTCCAGGACATTCTTGTTCAGGGCACGTGCTTACGTCAAAATCATCTAAAGCACGAGTGCATTTACTACACTTGACGCCGTCACTTTTGACTTTGTATCCTTTGATTTGACGCTGTCTGTTGACTTCCATCTTGTTGACGTAGTACGAGTCCAGTTGCTGGTCAGTTCCACCGACTGCGCATATTATGTTCGCAACAAAATGCAAAATGTCAACACACTCTTTAATCACTGCCTCGCGATTAACGTACGGATCATCGTGTTGCCACGGCTTCCACGAGATCTCTTTGCGCACCTCGGCGAGCTCATCGTCTATCGCGAGCATGTTCCAGCGCAAGTACTCAATGATATTGTTTAATTCCTGCGGCTGACTGCCTTCAAACTTCTCATAAGACACACCATATGACTCTTGCTGTAGCTGCTTAGTCTTTGCCAGCCAGTCGTTGAATAATAGTCCCATATGTCCTTACTGTAGTTGTAAATGTGTTTCTAGCGTTTGTAAAACTGTAGATCTATCTGGAATTTTATCAGCATATTGTTCTTTTTGGCTGAATGACAGGTCAATTCTATCAAAAGGATCAAGATCTTCAACGGCTGAAGCAATATAATTCCATGCATCACCGATGGCGCCACTGTCTCGCCAGTCGGTAACAACAGGAGTAATCGTGTTCATTGCGTAGGCAAACATCGGACTCCACCAAGACCCGTCTCGCCCATGAGGAGAAATTGCGGCGCCAGAAGAACCTTCAAGTTTTGTTTTAAGTGACGCGTCGGTTGATTTGTATCCGTCTTTCGCCGCGGTAAACGGAAACTTTGACGTCGCTGCAACTCGTTTAGTCCAACTTGAAGTTACGTCACTTGCCACCCAAACGTGCTTTTTTACGATAGCTTTTTCTACAGCCGTGGTTGATGGTGTGTCAGACACAAGGTAAGAATCAACATTGACTGGCTTTAGCGCTTTTGCGGCGTTATCTCCTACTTGAGCACACACTTTGTAGTGGTTGTTCCACGGCAGCTCTGGGTACAAACATGTCTTCCAGTTGTCGTTCAACAAATAGTCAACAGCTGAAAGAAGCTTATTTTTAACTCCAGGACGCGCTGCTTCGAAGTACTCTTTACGTGATGAGTAGAACTGTTTGACAATATTCTCTGGAGCTGTGCTAATTGCGCGCAGACTAGAAAAAATCTGATGCGGAGCCGGAGCGTCGATGAACATAATCAACTTATCACTGTCTTTAAGCGCGTCTATTACGCTGAGGCCGCCATACGCGTAGTTAGCTGACACGCTTGTGATTGGAGATACACCAGCAACTACAGCGTCATACTCGTCTAAAAACGCAGCGTCCCATTCAACAGAAGGCGGTTCATGGGTGACGTCGTAGCCTGCTTTCTCAAGGATATCGACAAGAACTCCTGAAAACTGCAGGGTTCTAAGATTAGCGCGAATAGACGACTGCGATGACGTCATTCCCGTAACTAGTACTTTTTTCATGCGACTGTGCCGTCTGGGTTGAGTTTAAGTCCTCTATCTTCAGTAGCTGCTCGTGTAACAATTCTGTTGCAGTGCTCGACGAACGATTGGTACGTTGGCATGTGCGGACGAAGCGCCGCCGACTGTGCGTCGGCTGCTTCTTTGAGTTCGGCGTCGTTCATAGCCTCAACCTGGCGGATAGTTAGTTTATATGGAGCGCCAAGTGGGTCGCCTTCTCCTTTATCAGTCACAAGAATTGAACCGACGCGAGCGGCGTACATGAATCGGCTACGCCACCAGCCTGACCCAGCGTGCGGGTATGGCGGCGACAAGATTCCCCAGTGATCATTGTAGAAGCCGAGAACATCAGCTTCAGTCTGAAAGCGCTGACCGCCGTATTTGCGAATAAGTTTTCTACTGCCTACGATTTCAACTGGCCACGCAGGGCTCTTTCTTTCCAACCATGTGTCGTGAGGCATCAACGCGCCAAGAACCCACGAACGCTTTTTTGTAGCCGCGTCAGCAGGTGTGACTGCTTCAAGGGTGTCATATATCGTTGAGCTCGGATCAAGGGCCTCGATTGGTCCCATAACGCTAGGCATGCGCTTACGAACTAACGTTCTGTTTCCAAATCCATACATTGGGCACGCTGGCACCATGCCTGCTGCCCATCGCTTTTCTAAGAAGTTTTTTGCAGACTCGACGATCATATTTTCATAAGGTTTTACAGCATCATCAGTGTCAAGCGAGTAGTACCTGTCGATGTAGATCTTGCCTACTGCGTTTGGATTAAGAGCAATTGCGCGTGCATATGCGGCTTCAGCGTCAGCTCTGCTGAAATAGGTTGCGCTTTCATCACCGCGTTCTCCAGTAAGAAGATATTTGTAAATCATTTCTGGGTGACGACCCAAAGCTCTGGCACCGTTAAACACCGCGCTGAACTGCCAGTCATCAAAAAATCCAACGCATGGGCGACCAGAACCAAGCGCGTACAACGAGCCCATAGCGCCTTGACGGCCATTTAACGAGTTTAAAGGAGCAAGATTGACCCACACGACGTCATAAATAGAAAGATCTTCTCCTGGTGTAATTTTACGCCAGTCAACTTCGTGGCCAGATTCTCGTAGTGCTTTAACTATTGAGCCAGGGACGTCAATTTTTTGAATTGTTCGTCGTTCTGTGTTGATCTGTAGCGCGGTAAAACCTGACATTAGGATTTTCATATGTGATTCCTTTTCTTCTAGTCGTCGTCTTCTACGCCTCTGTCACCGCAGAACGGGTCGACAGGAGCTGGTGACTTACAAGCACACGGATTGTTGCGTTTTCCAATAATTGTCATAAGTTCCTTAAGTAGATTAGTGTAAGACGCCGCTCCACCGAAGCAGAGCGACGTCTTACGGGCGTTCCAAGTAAACTTAGAACGGTGCGGTTGGCGCTGGCGCCGGAGCAGCTGCGGCCGCAGCAGCAGGCGCTGCGGCTGGCGCCGGAGCTGGTGCTGGTGCTGGTGCTGGAGCAGGCGCTGGTGCTGGTGCAGCAGCTGCTGCGGTTGCAGCAGCCTGAACAGCGTAGTACGCCTTAATTTCGTTCTTTTTCTGACCTTGCCATGTTCGTGATCCAATCTGCGCGCGGAACGATCGACCTTTGAGGATCTGTTCAATCTGAGCGTTTGTAGGACTCTGAGCAAAGTACTCCCGGTTAAGACCAAGAGAATTCATCTTGCGAAAGAAGATTCCAAGTGCTGTCGGGTTATCGGTTGAAACAACGAGGTTGTCCCAAACAAGGCGCTTTGCGTGCGCTCCAGTCTGGACTTGCGCCTTTACGGCGAACATCGTCTTTCCTGTTTGTGTTACTTTTGCTACAGCTTCCACGATCTGAAGATCGTAGTCACCGTCCGGAAGCGGGTCGTAATTTCCGGTGTCTGCTGCCTCTTTGACGAGGTCTCCCCAGTTTAGGGTATTCATTGTCTGTTACCTATCTTTCTGTCTCGTGGTTTATTTTTTTGCTTTTGGTTTTTCACCAAACACAATATCAAGCATTCGCTCAATACCGAGGTTTTCCTGCTCGACAATTTTGCCGAGTCTACCTTGAACGCGTTCTCCAGCTTCAAACTGGTTAGTTCGCTCAACGTACATACGACGCGCCTTGTATGGAGGCTGCGTAGGGTCGCCTGTTGAGAATTCTTCAACAGTAATCGCTCCTAAGATGTCGTAGAAATACGGCGCCTGAATTGCAAGTTGACCTTGCAAGTACGGACGATAACGACCGTCCTGGCTTTGACGTGCCATTGCGGTGAGGACTACAGCCTCGAGCGGAGCAGTCGGGTGCATCGTCAAGTCACGAAGGTCACGCAATAGCGCTCCCATGTGACGAAGAAGTTCGCCCCATTGCTGCATCTGCATTTGATTTGTACCGGCAATGTTATCCATGCACTTAACTTGTAGTTCAGACACGGAGTCAATAATCAGTGACTTAAACTGGTGCTTACCCAGCTGCAGCCACTGATACGCCTTAAGCACTGTGTCATACTCTGTCACGTTTACAACGCATGTATCCCAAGTTCCGTCTGCTACTGGTGGTTCTTCCCGTAGCGGATCCCAGTACTTAACATTGATTGGCAAGAATCTATGTCCGCCTTCAACGTCAAGCATGAGACGAGGATACGGTGCTGTCACCGCAAATGTTGATTTACCTACCTTAGACTCTCCATAGACCATCATGGTCAAGGAGCGTTGTACTTCACCCATTGTCACTCACTTCCTTTTATGTCTCTTGATTTGTAGTATTCATACGGGTCGGCGACCTCGTACATCTCAGTGATTGCGTTCTCGGCGGCGCTTCCGTCGTCGATAAGCGGACAAACACTAAAGAACTGACACTTCCATTTGCAGTCACGACTAGGCCGTGGGTATGCAACGAAGTGATGATCGTGGCCTTCATCAAGCGACTTTTTTGTCTCCATCAAGTCTTTGATTGTTCCATGAATTCTTGCCCAAAATGATCGCAATGCGAACACATTATGGCGAACTTCCATTTGTTCGTAGAACGGTGGCCTTGCGTTTGCTGAACGCTTGACCTTTTTTAGCATTGTAAAGATGCCACCTTCACTTCGTTCTCCTTCCTTATTTTGCGCTGTCTCCAGCATCATATAAGTAAGGATCTGCTCATTCATGTGAGCCATTGAGGTGAAGTCTGTGAATGATCCGCCGACTGTCTTAAAGTCACGGAACATACGCACACCGTCACCGCGACGACGAACACGCATGTCAAGTTTACCTTGAAGTTCGACTGCACCGTCAAACAAAGGCATGCTGATTATTTCTTCAGTTGAGATCATTTCAAGCTCGGCATCAATACCGTTCTCTTCTACCCATTGAAGATATCCTTCAAGCATGATGCGCCCAAGTTCGGCTTCACTGTCAAGGTCTACAGTGTCACGGTAACTGTCGATAAGAGCCTGCTTGTCACGGTCTACGAACATCGAGTGCGCCTCAAGCAGCGGAATACCTTGGCCGTAGTACGCGTCAAGCGCGTTGTGAATTCTAGAACCAAGCGCCAGCGCGCCGGTCATGTTTTGAGTCTTTGGTTGAAGACGTCGGTAATACGCCAACCACCACTTGCGTCTGCAGTCTTTGTATGTCTGCAGCTCGCTGTTAGAGAGCTTGTACGGCATGTTTACTTGTGTGACTGTATCTGTCATTACGCTTTCTCCGATCGCAACATATCTAGAAGTTGCGCCTTATCTCGAACGATTTGTTCGAAGTTGTCTGCTTTTGTATCTAGCACTTGAATTACACGCTCTTCAATGGTGTCCTCTGTTACGTAGTCCATAATGACGATGCTGTCATGAATTTCACTACCAATGCGGTGTACTCTGTCCATTGCTTGTTTATGATCAATAAGTGACCATGGACGTTGAAGCATGACAAGTCGTCTAGCCGCGGTAAGAGTGATGCCAACGCCTCCAGCCTGAGCAGTGAACAATATCCATTTAATTTTTCCAGACTGGAAGTCATCAACGGCTTGCTGGCGTTCGTCCTCATTTTGCGCGCCTGTAATTAACCCGTGAGGTATCTTTTTAGCAGTCATCTGAGCACTTAGTAGTTCAATAAGTTGGCGAGATACTGCGCATACAGCGACAGAATCATCACCAAAGTCTCCATTTGATATGTCGTCCATAAGCGCGTCTACCTTGCACGATGGCTCTGCAAGAAGCGCTTTTATTTCACCAGTGTCTTCGTCAATATCTAACTGCGCGTACGAGCTGGCAAACTGCAGAAGACGTATAGTCTGAGTTAGCGGACTTGGCGCTGTAAGAGCGTCTCCACCTTCAAGTTCAGCAATCATAAGATCACGCATTTGCTGATACGCTTTCTTTTGCTTAGTAGACATCTCAACATCACGACGCTCTGTGACTACTGGCGGAAGCCACTGCAACACCTTAGCTTTGAGCATTCGACGCATTCTTGGATTTATCGCCGCGTAAAATTCTTCTTCCATATGAGGTTTTACGCCAAGAACCATCATTCCGCCAAACGCATTCAACATGGTGTTAATCATGCGATCAACCCAGCGAGTCTTGCTTGGCCATTCTTCAGGCGATAGCCAATGAAGAATCGGCCAAAGATCTAAAACGTTATTGGCGATAGGTGTACCTGTAAGAGCAAATCTAAATTTTGCGCTGCCTGTTGCCGCCCAAAGTGCACGCGTCTGTTTTGATTTAGGCTCTTTGGAGCGGTGAATTTCGTCGGCAATGACTGAGTTAAAGTCAATTTTATTAAGTTCACGAATATGAACTTCACAGCGGTTTTCTGTGACCTTTTCATCATGGCCGCCGCAGTCACGGCAGCGTGCTAACGATACCGAGCCATAAGAAGCCAGCCGTGAGTGACCTCGAAGAGATTCCCAGTTAATGACAAATACGTCAACATCTTCCTCAAACTGTTTCCGTCGTTGCATTGCTGAACCTTTGACTACCTGCACTTTTACATCTGGCCACCATCTGGCGAATTCTCTTTCCCAGTTCTTTTTAAGCGTGTTTGGGCAAACAACAAGCGCGGGGAACACTTTTTCACCGCGGCTGCGAAGTTCTTTAAGCGCCGTTATTGCTTGTGCTGTTTTCCCAAGACCAGGCTCATCAGCAAGAAGTGCCCTGTGTGCCGTAGCAAGAAACTGAACACCAGCGCGTTGGTGAGGAAACAGCGTGTCTTCACCGTCAATTGCTTCAACAGAACGAAGAGCGTTAGCAGGCGCAACGCGTGTCAATAGCTCATTTGTCGCCCAGTCAGTTAACCGCTGGCCAATGACAAGTTCTGACTTAAAAGTTGATCGCAACGCTAGACACGTTGCCCAGCCGACAGGTGTTTTCCACGTTTGCTCGCTAGACGACCACGTAGCGCCTGGGATACTCTTGCACAGCTCTTTGTAACGCCATTCAGCGTTAATAATTATGTATCTACCCGTGCTATCGAGTTCTGCTTGTACTGTCACCTACACAATCCTTCCGTCATTTCGTATGTCTATATTACCATATACTAAGACACTTTACTGCAAGTTTGCAGATATTTTCTTAGTATATGGCTATCTAAGCAATTTCATTGGTTTCCAACCAGTCTTTACTAAGCGAAGAAGCCCGTGTCTTATTGCGTCAAGAGCGTGACCTTCTCCACCTCTATGCCAGTACTCTAGCTTTTTAAGAGCGTCGTTAGAGAACATCTTCTTCGCGTCTGATGGAGATTGAAAAATCAATTCATCAGGGTCAATTCCGTTGTCAAGCATAATGTACTTCAAAATACCAATCTGCTCCAAACTATACGGAGCTTGCGAGTTCCTTACTGTCTGCGCATTTATAATAAACCTCTCGCATACGATCTCTACTTTAGAGTCTGTTGCTTTAGCATATTTAAGCGTTTCGTAGATAGGCAAGTGGTACTCTTTCATTTGGTACTCACCAGACTTCTCAAGCACAGGCTCTCCGCCTGGCGTAATTGAGAAAGTGCAGATACCGCTTGCTTTACCCGGATCTACTGAAAGAATAATTCTGTCGCCCATTAGTACTTTTCTCCCCATGTTTCAAGTGGACCATCAATACCTGCAGTTAGCGGAACTGCCCAGCCGTCTGAAGTTGTCATGCACTGCTTTACAATTCTTTTTATTTCTTCAGCGTCTTTTCGCGGCGCGTTTAGCACGATTTCGTCGTGCACTGGAACGATCAACAGTTCTGTCAAGTCTGCTTGGTCGAGTTTCACAAGATTTGATTTGAACACTTCAGCAGCTCCACCTTGAATAAGGTAATTGACAAGAGTGTATACACGATCTTCGTCGCACGGCAGTCGACGGCCTGTCCATGTGTAGACATAACCTTGACCTTCGTCGCGGAGCCGACGCATTCCGGCGTCTTCAACTTGCTTTTGAAAGTACGACATTCCAGGAAAACGCAGGTCAAAAGCGTCAGATACAGCGCGCATTTGCGGTTCTGCAACGCCTGCTGTAATCGCCTGTTTTGCAACTCCAGCGCCATAGAGTCTTCCGTAGACCGTGCCTTTTATCAGTCCACGACGCTTGTCTGAGCGTTCCATTGTCGGGTCTGCATATATTTCACGACCAATCTCAGTAAAGGGGTCAGACCCGATTGAGTCAGCGCGGTTAAACAGATCAATCAAATTGTTGTCATTTGAAAGACTTGCGAACATTCTAAATTCGACTTGGTCTAAGTCTGATGTAACAATTACGTGATTTTCATCTTTTGGAAGAAACGCCCTGCGCACTACATCGTCGCCTTTTGGCAGTGTCTGCAGCGCCGGGTTTTGTATTGACATGCGTGAAGTTCTAGCACCTAGAGTCTTCACAGACGGGTGAACAAACCCATTGACATTTTCGCTTAAAAAGTTAGAAAAATAGGTATTGGCAAGTTTGTCGGCCTTGCGCTGTTTTAGAACTATGTCAGCAAGTTGCTTGACTTCATCGTTGCCGTTGATTTTAAGAATCTTCAATTGGTCTTTAGTGCACGATTTCTGCCCTGTTGGCGTAAACTCTGTGATCTCTGCTCCGATACTCTCGAACAAGCGAACTAGTTGTTGATTGCTAGTGATTGACGCGCCACCGTACGTCTGCTTGGCCCAGGTTTTTACTGACTCGGTGTACGTCGTAAGTTCTTCGTATTTCTTTTTTGAGTACTCAAGATCTACTCGTGCGCCATTCAGCTCCATACGAGTGACGATGCGACGAGTCTGCATTTCAAGTTCATAAGGCTTGTGGTACGGCCCATCTGGACCACACTGCTTATAGAACATTTCCCACAGCCGTGTAGTTAGCACGCAGTCTAGCGCGCCGTACGACCAGTAAGGTTTGAAGTCTACTGGAACTGTTCCCCAAGTCCAGCCGTTCTTAGCAAGTTCTTCATCAAGTGTGTTTTGTAGAGTTACAGCGCGGCCATCGACGTGCAAAGCTGCAAGTCGTTTAAGCGCTCCTGAGCCTAGTGGATCGATGATGTGCGCCATAATCATCGTGTCGTGTGCGCGGTGCCACGGCATCTTCCAACGCGATTGAACATCAAACCAACGAGCTTCAAACGCAATGTTGTGACAGATCAGCGGTCCGTCAAATTTATCCATTGCTTCATAGAAAACACCTGCCCATTCTCCCCATGGAATTGACCAACCTTGTTCTCCATCACCAACCTGCACTAAGCGCAGTCGACCATGCCATGGCGAGAACGCGTGCTCTCTAGGATTGCCAGGCAGTTCGCCAGTTTCTGTGTCTACAGACAGCGCGTCGTATGGGCGACGCTGGCTAAGCCAGTGTATGAAATCACTTGCCTTTTGTGAGCTATCAACCAAATGAAGCTGCACGTTTGCAAGATTATCAGTCGACATCTTTATCCTTGACTAGCGTGACAACTAAACTGCACTTTTCCATAAACGCGACGACATCATATGGTCTACGATGCATGTCAGCCTTGCGCAGTCTAGACACTACTCTGCGTATTCCTGAGTTTGAAATAAGCTTAGCGCACTGCATGCACGGCACACTTGTTATGTAGATAGTTCCATTCTCGCTTCGTGATCTATCAACGTACAGAAGCGCGTTTGCCTCTGCGTGAACAGCAGGGCAAGCATCATATAAGTTGTCAAGTGGGCTTAAACCTTTAGCGCGATCGCACCAGTTGATGCAGTCGCCTGACTCTGGCCAACTAGCGGCTGGTCCATTGTACCCAGTGGCAACAATGTGTTGATCATGAGAAACGATCACTGCGCCCATCTGCGCCCGCGTGCATCGAGATCGCGCAGACACGATGTCAGCGACGGACAACCATGTATCGTCCCAAGACAACCTTTTAAGCGTCATTTACTCTTCTTCCTTGTTGTTTTCTTCGATTATAGAGCCAACTGTGCCGGTCAGTATTTTTGCAACAAGTTCTAACGCCTCTTTGCGACTGAATCCTGCACGTCTAAACTCTGAAAACACTTCATGCATCTGTACAGCAACGCTTCTAAGTGGGCTTGGATAGTCGTCGTCTTCTTTCACTTGCTCTCCTTTTTGAAGTTCTTCTCTATAGCCGAAATCATCGCGTCAGTGTACCACTTTTGATCTGGAGTTAGCCGTTGACGGATGTACTCATCAAACACCGCGTCAAGCGCATGACGGGCTTTTGCCTCTACTTGCGTCCATGAAGACCCAGTTATTGGCGGTATCGATTCAATAGAGCTTCGCTCTACATGATGTAGATCTTCAGCTACTTCGTAGTGCTGCTCGTACAAATGCAACGAGCCGACATGATGTCCGTACGTCCCTGGCTCAATTCCAAGTATAGACGCCATGGCGATTTGTACTCTAGTAAACTGAAAAAAGTCATATGCAGCGCCAAGCCAGACGTCATTGGATCTCATGTAGACGCTCATGTTAAGTCTGTTATTGCGAATTCTAAACTGATGAAGAATAGTGCAAGGGTAGTCGCGTTTGTTTGATTGCAAGTCTAATTCTGGGTCCCAGATAGTTACAACTGCTTGCCGCGTACTAGGATCGTTTTTAAGTCTGTCTAGCGCCTTAGCGTACTGTGTGTGCGTGCGTAGACCGTACGCGCCGTGAAACAGTCCGTTGTCTTCTGCAAAATTTTTGAACTGCGGACCGACGGCTATGACTGTCTTTGGATAGCTTACGCCAGCAATTAGCTGACAAGCTTCGACTGCGCCAATGCCAGGCACCGCGCCGCGGCTGACGCCAACAGGCAGAGTATTATAGACGTTATCAATGAAGACAGTGGCATCTTCAATTTCTTTAGTTTGCTGCCCGCGCGGAGCAACTTCTTTGCCATACTTAAGAACCCAGTTAACAAGATCGACGTAGCCGTTCACTCCGTCTTCAACACGAATTACCGTAGTGTCCATGACTCTTCTGCTCTCCCTTCAGCCGCTGCTGCTATAGCAGCGCCATACGCTTTTTTGTCGTAGTGATGAAATCTTTTGACATACTGCGGATGCGGCATGACTGTCATGTTTCTGGATTCAATTCCAGACAGCAGCAGTCCTTTTTCTGCCATGCGCCCTAGAGCTACTATTCTCGGGCGGCCTAAGGCTTCCCATAAACTGAACAGACGTGAGCCGTAGAACTCGTTCGCGTTTACTATGCCGTATTGTTTCCAAACTGTATGCGGAATGCTACTAAGTAAAAAGTCACCAGAGTTACTGTTCACTGGCATAAAAGGAAGAATAGTCTCATTTCCATACTTTAAAGTTACGTTGCGCTGATCACCTACTATAAGCGCAGTAGGGTTTGGAGCTCCTATATATTCCGGGTACTCAGCAAGTTTTGCTGAAGCCTCAGCGATGCGTTCAGCCTTGTTGATTATCTCCGTAGCAATCTCACCTACGTCATTAAAATTATATGGATGCGGTTGAATTTTACCAGCAAGGCGCGCGGTAGCGCCAGCTCCAAACGAATAGTATTCAAGAACTTGTGCCAGCTCATCTGTGTTGACAAAATCATCGCCGCGAGAATTGATTCTTTCAATTAGCACTTCTAGTGGCTGATACAGCCAAAATTGTGCAACTCCACGTGACATAAGAAATAGCTCTACCCAGCGCCAACCAGATCGACCGAGAAGCCCGTACGAGTCGTTGCACGTATGAGGGCGCTTGATAGGTGCGTAGGTAACTTCTCCCCAGTGCCATCGGTCTGCAATCGCAAGACGGGACGTCCAGTCTTGCTTTTCAATTGAAATCGCGTATTCATTTAGCACCCAACGGAGCGTCTCTTCTTCTGGCTTACCTTTATGAAATTCCGTGACGCTTCTCTCAGGGAATCTTGCCTGAATCTGCGACTTAATTTCAGCAATAAGTGACGACTTACCAGAGCCGTCAGCGCCTTCAATCACTATAAACATTTTTTATCTTTCGTCTTGTGTCATTAGATAGTATCAAATAAAGTGTCTAAGGAATGACTTCTACCTTATAAATCTTTTCTATTCCTTTGTCTAGAGAGGCTGCGTCATCCAATAGACGCTGAGCAACGTTTGTTAAATAGCGAGCACCGCCGTTATCGTATTTGTACAATGCTTCAAGAACAGCGTTAGGATCTTCGCTAACTTGAGCCCAGTATCTGTCTTTTTCTGGAAATATAAGGCCTGCTTCAAATGATGGACGACAGTCTTCACAGGGTATCATTCCGTCTTTAGCGTGCTCAGGTTTTAGCTCCTGTAAACCGTATCGTTTGACTAAATGACAAGCAGCGCCGTGGTACACAACGGATACTCCAATTCGAGAAAGAACATAAGAGCCGTTCTCAGTTTTGTAAAGCGCGAACTCAATCCAACGTGTTGAACCGCTTCTCCACGAGGAAGATTTGCCTAAGAGCGTACCACTAAACTGAAGTGTTCTTGAGCCGTCTTTTACTTGAATCATTTAAGGTCTTTTCTTTATCACTATGTGCTTGTGTAAATAATATCAAATGGATTAGCTGCTGTTGACGCTTATCAAGCAGTTTGACTGCTATATCTTACAGATGCTGCTATGTTCCGTTTTTTGTGCCGCCTAGGTGGTTGTACCACTTTACGGCGGCGTATCGCATTCCGCTCGCTACCGGCTCGACACAGTGCATGTTCTCAAAGCCCGAGCTAAACACGACAATCTTGCCAGCGCCGCGAGTAATCCTGACGTTTTTATGAGTAAACACTAAATCTCCACCAGTGTAGCCGTCATTTAGAAAAGCAGAGACAGAGACAACTCTAGGAAACTCTAAGCAGTCATCAACGTGATTATGGAAAGAGCCACCGCGCTCGTATCTTGTAAGCTGCCAGTTTGTCGACTGCAGCTCTCGTATGCTGTACATTTTTCTAAAGTCTTTGATGATTGGAGCCATGCCAGCTTCAAGACTTTCGTATAGTCTACGTATTGGGTCATGAACATGACACGACAGCTGGGTACTATTGATAAACTTAACGTAGCAGGTTCTAGCTTGGTAGTTAACAGTCGGATCTCGCTCCTCACTAAGCACCTGGGCAGGCTTCCAAAGCTTGTAGCACGAATTCTGCGCAAGACCCTTAAGAGTTTGAGCAGACTGTTTTGATATTTGGTATTGCACTATTCCTGGAGCAATCACAGTCTTTTCTTCAACAGACATGTCAACAAGTTCTGGCTCGTCGTCTGTGTACTCTCCAAGAATTTTGTCGTAAAGTGACAAAACGCCAGAGTAGTCATGACACGAGCAGACAGGTTGATTGATCGGTGCGTCGGGCATTGGAATGTACCGGTTTCTGTTAAAAAACCTAATGTCGCCGTCACTTCCATACCGCCCTATGTCATTTCCTCGAGTTTTCTTTTGAATCCAATGATCAGGCCGAGTAAAATGCATAAACACCACAGTAGTGTGCACATCAGAGCGCCTAGAAGGATATGCAGGACGCGCGTGCGTATGCTGCTGCCCTGCAAAGATTATTCCTTCATTTTCATTTTGCTCGTATTCTTTTTCTTCTACAATTAGGTTCCACTTTGCGGTATTTTCAATTGTTAAATCAACTGTTGTCTGTGTTCCATTTTGATCTACGTGCTCCCATAAGTGCGGAATACAGCCATTGATTGACTGATACCTGACAACAAAGAAATACGCTTTAAGCAAGGTGTCATCATTGAATACTTCTCTAGCTTTTTTCAAAGAAAATTCTTCAATGTCCTTAGAAAAACTGATTGGAGATTCCCATCGTCCCAGCATCGTATGGTAGTAGCTAGGGCCGTCTGGTCCGAGATTGAGGTCGTTTACGCTTTTCTTAACACGAGAAAACATTTCGTCTGGGAAGAATGATTTAATTACTACAGGTTCGCTGATTAGCGGATTTGGAAGCTCAAATTCAATTTTTCCATTTCGCATATCACCACTTGCCAAGCGGGCACTTTGCGTTTAGTAGTCGTGTTTTTAGATTCATAAAACAACCGCACTCAAGACACTGCTTAGTGACGCTTAAAAAGCGCTCGCAGCCTTGACACGTAGTGTATCGTGCTGCTGCAAGCTCTTCGCTAGATCTGGGAGCGTTTCGATTGATTAAATCTAGTGGAGTAACTCCGCCATTTTTTTCTTTAAACAGTTGCCAAGGAGTTTTTTCAGACATATTGTCCACTTCCTGCGTATCTAACTGTTTCTCCGTTGCGAATTGTGGTTACGTAAAATCCGTATTCGTCGTGGCGCCAGCCAGCACCAACGTGTTTTCCATTTTCAAGCGTAAGTTTAATGATTAACGGACTGCTCAGTAGTATTGCCGCAAGCATCTCACTTACAGTAGCCTCAACTGCACCAGCAGAAGAAGTAATTACAACAGCGCCAGGCTGGTCAACTGACGCTACGATGCTGGGCGAGTTTAGCAAATAGTTTTCGGCAAAAGACGGCTGAAAAGACTTTGTATACACAACTTCATTGTCAATCACAAATGCAATTGCAATGCCAGGATAGCCATCTCTTTCGGGGCTAAATGTAATGTCTGTTTCGGTTAAAATCATATTTATGCTCCGCCCGAACCGCTTATCAACTTAGATTTTGCGTATTTATTTGCAAATCCTGCACTTGCTGGAGTCATTTCAATATTGGTCCAAGCATCTTGATATGGGAAGCCTTGTCCAATCTCTTCTTCTCGTTGACTTGTAATAAAATCTGCCAACCTTGTCGCATATCCTTGACGTTGATAATTTGGGTGAGTAATAATAAACCACGGACGCTGTACGCCATTTTCATCCACGTAGCCTGCGTGTAAACAAATTAAATAGCCATTGTCATCTCTGAACAATGTGTATCTAACTGATTTGATGGTTTCTGAATTGCCCCACTTAGGCGACCTTACTTCTTTAATCCGCTGCGAATAACCCTTGTTGTTGAGGTCGATTTCGCCAAATAAATTGACCATATCATCCCATAGTGTTGTAACCAATTCTTCGCTGACAATTGGGGCTATATCTGACCACGCATCATTTGTTGTCATCGTAAGCACTCCTTTTTTCTTCAACTAATTCAAGGCTTACCCAATTATAACTAAACAACCACTCATCCAAGGCAATTATCGATGGTTCTACTGACACGAGTACACACCCTTCACGCCAACGCAAACGCCACAACATGGACCAATGTCGCCACAATCTGGACAAGGAGGTGTAACTGGTGGAGTAACAGGAGGTGTGACTGGAGGTGTGACTGGAGGTGTAACTGGTGGAGTAACAGGAGGTGTGACTGGAGGTGTGACTGGAGGTGTGACTGGAGGTGTGCATATCGCGCCCCAACCTGGTTCAATACATTGACCTGTTGTTACACAGCCATCTTCACCAAGTGAAACTTGTAGTTCCGAGCAATATCTGTACTCGCCGGGAATATCCGGTGGAACCACAGGTGGTGTCACAGGTGGTGTCACAGGTGGTGTCACAGGTGGTGTCACAGGTGGTGTCACAGGTGGTGTGCTAGATCCGCAGCCGGCGATGCAGTACTTTATCGTCTCAGACTCACCGTACATATAAGCGAATAAGGTGCCGTCATCCGATCCAGTCGTGTCAGTCGGGTCAAAGTAAAATGAGATAGCGTACGGAGTGCCGGTCTGGCTTTCTTCAACGATAAACGGACGAAAATAGTATATGCCCTTTGAGTCAGTGCTGGCGTTGTCGGCGGGATCGCGTACTTCTATGTTCTGCGCAACTACTTCGCCGTTTCCAATATTAACTCCTGCCGCAGATATTGCGCCGGTCCCGTCATTTCCTGACGGGTCTAAGATCATCGCTTGGTCGCCAGGATTGGTAGGAACAGTTCGAAGACTGCCGTCACCGTACACCGGGTCGAACACCCAGTCGCCAATCTGACCGGTAGTGGCGATCACTTCAATGCCGTTAAGTATACCTACGGTAATGTTGCCCGCGTCAAGGTTAGACACTGTGATCACACTTGCATCAATTGTTCCGGCTGTTATCTTGTTAGCGCTAATGCTAGCAAGTGCGTTGTCTCCTAGTTCAAATCCACCCCACGCGCTGCCTGTCCATCGATAAAACCTATTGTCATCATCAGTATCAAACCACAGGTCGCCGGTAGTGTGACTTGATCCCGATGGAGCTGTTGTTTGACGATATACCTTATTTTTTCCGTCGGCTGTAGTCTGCGCCGCGTCGGCCGCGTCCTGTGCGTCCTCAATTGATCCTGAAACCTCAGTGCTGAGAATTGAAACTGTTACAGCGCCTTCTTCTAGTTTAGGTTCTCCTACGCTTCTGTCAGCGACTTTTCTAACAGACGGGCGTCGCGCCATACCGCGAACTCGACGATCAAGCCGGCTAACGTAGTTGCCAAGTCTGCGAAGACTTCTACGACGGTTACTCGCCACGACGATCAACCTCCCACTCTGTGACAAGCTCTAGGCTAACTTGCTCTGGAAAAGAAGGGGTATCTGGCACGCTTACCTTGATTGAATCGATTTTTCTAACAAGAACAGTGTCGCGCACCTCAAGGTCACTTGATAAGCGTTGACGAATAAACTCGTCGTTGGCGATGATCGAGCACCAGTCACCTGGAAAGTACGTTCCGACGACAGGGTTAAGCGAGCCGTTCACAGATATAGTTATATCTGCAACAGGCGGACGAAACTCGTTTAAGTAACGCGCAGCATGATCGTACAAAATCTGCTCGTCGCTTATGTCTTGTTTTTCTTCTTCTTGATCTAATAGCGGCCAGCCTGCTGCAAGAAGATCCGTAGCTGATGCCGCAGCGTACGGCTGGCTAATATCATCACCAAGATCCGGAATATTGCCGACTACAAAAAATCTTGTGGCTGCATTTTCTGAAGACTCTTTGACGTCTATGTCGTTTATATTTCCTGGAAACTCAAATACAAGTTGGTCAGCGCCAAATCTGCTAATCGGCGAGACCTCGCCTGGCGCAGGAGGATTTGGAAAGTTGATTGGAATAAACACAAGTGTGCGTGTAAAAGATCCGGTAGTCGGGTCGTAGTCGCAGTCAACACGGTACTCAAAACCGTCAATTGAGTCGGAATATTCGTCTAGTTCTTCACCAACTGACTTAAGCAAATACCCACGGTACGTCGCGTTTTCTAGGTTTTTGTCGGCGTACCCTAAATCTGAGTAGTCAAGCCCAATATCAGCATTTGCTGGAAATTCTCCATAAGTACTTGACACAGCTGCTCTAACAATAGTTGCAGTTCCACTTGCCGCTACAGACGCAATTTTGTTAAGAGCGTACGTACTATATGTAAACGTAGTAGCGGTCGGAACTGAAGCAACGCTATACATGCCGTTAAAAGTAATTTCATTCGCGCTAGTGCTGTCAACTCCAGCTACTGTGACGACGTTACCGACAGCTAGCCCGTGCGACGCAGAAGTTGTAAGAGTGGCTATTCCGGCAGTGTATGCTTTGTTAGTCACAGATAGAGTCACGTTAGACACTGCTGTTGAAGCAATGTTTGTTCCAGTAAGATCGTACGTAAACGACGTTGACGTAGGTATTGAAGATACTTCGTATGTGCCGTCTAACGTCGAGTCGACGTTTTCTACTTGAACTGTCTGGCCTATGATTAAATTATGCGCCGTAGACGTGGTTAACGTCACTACGTTGGACGACAATTGCTTGTTTGTGACAGTGTACCTGGTCGCAGTTGCAGGTTCAATTTCATCATTAGGGAACTCTATGTTTGTAAAATCAACAAGTGCGCTGTCGATTAGCTGTCGCATGTAGTCGTACGCATCGCTGCGCACGTACAGTGTGGTAAGAGTGTACGTTCCGTTTGGTATAGACGGAGCTGATACGTAAAAAACAGTGTCAGTAGGCGCTGGACTTGCTGCTACAACATAATAGCCATTGTACACAAAGTTGCCGACTTCATAAAATATAAGCCGAATGCTTGAGCCAACTGGGACTTCGTAGTTTCCATTTTCAATAGTTACCTGCGCAACTCCGCTCGTAACTACAACTGTCACTTCAAAGTCATGGGTGTACGTTTTCCAAATATTGCGATGGTAGAAGTAACTCGTCCACTCTGATCCATTTATTGTCATCACACGCTGTTTTGCGTTGTACGACCGACTCCAGATGATTCCACCCCAGACGCACACATTGTTTCTAACGACGTATATTGCAGTCTTGCCTGGCATCGTGCTCTCGTAAAGATTCAACGCCGCGTTGCCGTCAATTACTGGAATCTTGCCACTAAAATCTCCAGCGCCTTTGATGGCTCGTTCGTAGCTTACGCTTTTAAGAGGTATTTCAGCAATTACCGAATTACTTAAGATGTCAGCGGTGAAGTATCGGTATACCGCTACGTTCTCATCGTAAAGTGGAGTTGCCATACGTCGCCCATCGCATTGTCATTAACCTATCCAGCCTGATCGATAATAAACTACCATAGAGGCCGTGCCATTCGCTGCACCAGCGTCTTCAAACGTAATTTCATTTTGACCTGGTGCAAGAACAATCCAATCGACTAAAGTATCAATCATTGACCGTGTGCTATCGGTGCTTCCGTTAAACGCGACTTCTTGATTGTAAGTGTCGATTTCAAGAACATCAACGGGTATTGAAGCCGTGCCACTTTCTGCTGAAGAGCCAACGTTGGCGTTCGTCTTAGCATAGGTAAACGTTGTAGTTGTAGGAACGGTCAAGATAGTGTGCGTGCCGTCGTACACAGCGTCGCTGATGCTGACGGTCACGATATCGCCGGATAAGAAGCCGTGCGCAGCGCTGGTAGTAAGAGTTGCGACGTTGCCAGTCAGAGACGAGTTAGTTACGGAGCGAGAAGTTGCTGCACGAAGCGGTTGAACAATTGTAAGAAGCTCATCTGTAGCAGCGTTGTATATTTCACCAGGACCAGTCAGTGGTCCTGTTATCTCAAAGACGACAGTTACGTTAGTATTTCCATTGTTCGTGATCGTACGCGTTCCTGTCTCGACGGTTGAAGCATTTGATGCGGGAATAGTCGTCGTTGTATATCCGTCCTCCTGCTCCCAGTTCCACTCATACTTGATTGGGTCCGCCGCACGAAGCCCGATGCTAAACTCAGTGCGTCCACGAGCGTTAGTAGTTTCAATATTTGGTTTTCCGCTTAAGCGAACTCGAGAAGCTTTAGTTGGGTTCTCATTGACATACAGCCACGCGTTGCTGTATACGAGGCTCGTAGCTCTAATCAACTTGTCTCGAGCTGCTGGCACTAGCGAAGGATCAGGAGTCAAGAACACTCCGTCGAGCTCAATTTGCCTAGCCTTCCAACGCCCACGAACATCGTATGAACCGTCTCCCCAACCGCGCTCGATGTCAGAAACTTCTGGGTCCGGGTGTTCCCACCAGCCTTTTAGATCTGTAAGAACCCAAACAACATTGTTTTCATCTATCGTGCTAAGAATTAAGCCGTTTAGTTGAACGTCTGCGTTGAGTTTCATTCCCGTGATCCACGGGCGTGGCAGCGCTGTCAACGAGCGATTGACTACTGTTGTTTCGGTGGCCTGTGTCGGCTCGTCGATGTATAAATTGATGCTTGATGCTTGTTCAAACAGAACTGCGTCAACTAAGAACCTGTCTCCAGCAGTTCCAGCAGTTGGCTGAATGATGCTGATCATTACACCTGCTGCGGTTGCTGGCGCAGTCGCTAACTTAGCAAGACGGACCCACGAAGACCCAGCAGTCACCGCAGTTAAGGTGCTTGTAGTAGACGAGATAGAAGTTCCACCTGTAGTTGCGGTAAACCACTCGAGTTTAATCTGAAGGCTTCCGTCGTTGTACGCTTGAGGAATTTTTACGTACGCTGCTACGGCGTAGCTTAGGTTTTGAGTAACGGCGATACGGCTTGCTAACGCGACACCAGAATTTGACGCTGCAGCCTTAGTGACTTCAAGAGATGAACTACCAAAGTAGTAATCTGATGTTATGCGTGCAATTGTCGCGCTGCCAGCTGCAGACCAGCCAGTCGTGTTGGTTACGAATGACGGATTAGTTACTAAGTTTACTCGACTCATATTGAACCTGCTCTAAGTTGAAACGCCAGTTGACGTGAAACCAACGCGGCAAGTTCGGCTTCGTCCATCTTCGGCGCTGGATAGATGTTGAACGTCTGACCGCCAGCACTTCCGCCTGACATTAACTTTATCATCGCAATGTCACGCTTTGAGAGACCAGCATCGTTCAATGGCTCAATTCTTTCAGGCCGCCCTGCTTCGGCAACACGAACAAGCGAGCCTCCAGACGAAGGATAGACTGTTCCACCTAAGGCCATTCTGCGTACATTGCCAGCTGCAACATCTGGAGCAACATACGCGTCGTTCTGACCCCAAAGTTTGATCTTTGGTATTCCAAATGTTTTTCCACCAATCCCATAAACCCAATCTGGGACTTTAAATTGCATCTCGCCAACAGTGGCGTTCCATATTCGCGCGACCATGTTAAACGCTTGCTTAAACGGCGAGACGATAAGGTCAAAAACTCCACCAAAAATTTTCTTTATGCCGTTGAACATCGCTATAAACGCGTCACCAAAGTGTTTTTTAACGCCGTCTATGTCTCCACGAAGCAAGGCAAATATACCTTTAATAAAGCTCCAGACTGCCTTGAAGATGTCGATGATGCCGGCGACGATCTTAATAAATCCAACAATGGTGTCAGCGACTCGCTCAATCGCGCCAACAAGAACAATTTGAAGAATTGGAATAAAGTACGCGGCTAAGAAGTCACCAATATCTTTGAACACATCGCCAAATGACTGAACACCTGGCATTACCGTTTGGATTGCGCTAAGTATCTGGTCAAATGCCTGCTTAAGTTCGCCCATCAAAACTTGCCCCATACGAGCTATTGCGTCTCGAAGCTTTTCGCTTTTTAGATACGCGAGAACAAAGACTGCAACGAGCGCAGCGATGATGAGGACTGTAGGCGTAAGGGCCGCCGTCAGCGGAAGTAAAGCAGCTTTAAATCCAGCAAGTCCGCCGCCAGCTGTTGTGAATGCGCTACCCATTGCTTTAGTAAGAGTGCTTACACCTGGTAGTAGGCTTACAATCTTCCCAAGCTTTACAAAATATCCACCAAAAATTAGAGCGGTAGTTTGGACAATGTTACCAATTAGAGTGAAACCTTTAAGAACTCCAAGAAATACTGCAATCTTCATTGTAAAGTCTTGAACTCTTGGATCTGAAAAGATTACGATAAGACGATCAAGACCATCGATTAGAACGCCAAAAAACGCCTGTATTGATCCGCTTTCAGCGAAGAGACCTAAGAACTGAGTGAACTTCTCGAGGAAAGTTCCAAATGCCGGTAGCGCTCCGCTAGACGCTGACAGCGCAGTTCCGATGTTTCGTACTGCTATCGTCAAAGAGTCGATGAACTTAGCAGTTCCTTCTCCCTTGCCTATAGCAAAGATTTGTTTAAAGACCTCTACGATAAGACGCCCGGTTGCTTCAACACCAGGCACTGCCTTCATAAAGTAGTCTCCAAGTGCGCCGCTCTTTTCAGCTTCACCTGTAAATTCTTTGAATTTTTCAGTAGCGTTCTTAAACGAATTTAGAAGAGCTTCACCTGCACTACCAGGACCAGCCGCGGCTTTTCCTATGTTTCTAAGAGCGCCAAAGATGTTGCCAAGTATATCACCCAGCGTTGCAGCGACATCTCCCGCGTAGCTGAACGTTTCGCCGAGTTCTCCTGTGGCTTCTTTGGCCTTTGCAGTTTCTTTCCAACTGCCGGTGATGACTGCGAGCCAGTCAGCAAATCTAGTGATCAATGGACCTGCTGCATCCAGCAGAATAATGAATATTTCTGCTAAGTTTTCAGCTGCTTTTCCAAGACTTTTTACGACGTCGCTGTTTCTACCAAAGATAGAAGTTATTCGATCTAGATTTTCTGGAGTAGTGAGCATCTCCGAGAAGCTAAGAGCCACTGCTCCGATTGAGGCACCCATCTCTGTAAGCAGCGGCTTAAGCCTTGGCACCAACTTATCTACAAGATTTTGAATGGCAGACTCTAGAGGACCAAATAGCTCTTTCCCAGCTGCAGCCCTTAGATCTAGCAACACTGGCTTTAGACCAGCGATATACTCAGCAAATTTTCGAGCTTCTGGTGACAGATCCTTCATCGCGTCAGCAATGGCGTTTACTCCACCAGCACCTTCTTTAGCTTCTTTTTTAGCTTCTCTTAGCGCTTCTTTGGCGTCTTCTAGCGCGCGGTTAGCGTCGCGTTCGTCTCGCTGCAGTTGGGTTGCAGCGTCGCTCCTCGCGCGAGTCGCGTCGAGAACTTGCTCAGAGCCTTCAACTCCAGCTTTGTTTTGTTTTTCTGTTTCCTTAGTTAGATCAGCGTTCGCGTCTCTTGCTCGACGCAAATTAAGATCTGCTTCAGCAAACGCCAGTTCAGCTTCTCTTCGCGCACGGCTGTTCGGTGGCAAATCTTGAACACGGGCTAGTGTTTCACGAGCTTTTTCTAGCTCAATTGCAGCTTTCTTTTCATTGATCGCAGCGTCTTCAGCGTCAAAGTTAAGCTGCTGAAGACTTTCAGCCGCTTCGTCGCGCGCCTTTGTTAGAGCATTTTCTGCGTCAACAAGATTTCGTGCAGAACGCTCGAGTCTCTCTTGATTATCCTCAACAGTTAGTGCAAGACGCTTTTCAGCATCAGTGATTCTTTTTAGCGCGTCTTCAGCACTTTTGCCGCCGCCTTTTGATCCTTTGACGAGCGCACTTATAGCTTTGCCAACTCCGCCAAATGCTAGTTTCGCGGTAAGCGCGGCCTGACCGATCGCCGCAAGAATTCCAGGAAGAACGATCAGTGACGGAAGCGCTGCGCCAATCTGAAACGCCATAGCGCCAAGCCCAGCCGCCAGCTGGGCGATAGCGCCGATAACTCCAGTAATCGCTGGTGTAACAAAATAGCTAGTAGTGACTAGTCGTCTAAACGCTTCATTAGCGTTAATAGCATCACGCTTAAACTTACTAAAAGCTTTTGAAGATCCGCCTAGTTGTCTAGTAAACCCAGTGCTAAATTGCTGTCCTGCACGTTGCCCTGCCTGAGCGGTATTGACCTGACTGAGCGCTCTATTGACTTGTCCTTGAAAGCCTGTAGTGACAGCTCTAACGACGATATACGCATCACCTACAACAGCCAATGTCACTCACCTCCTTCAGACAATTATTTATTACTATTTTAATGGCTCAAAGGAGCGTCGATAATGCTCCCAAAGGGCATGCTTGAATCTGCATCAACCTTAGTTGGTTGCACAAACGGCTTAATCGGCGCGTCAAAAGCTTGAACCTTAGACGCTCGCTCCGTGTCAGCGGAGGCAGGGTCGTCAAAGTCCTTGTAGGTTCTGTAGCTCTTTTCTTCGAATACTGCGTACTTGTAGTCGATATCGTACAGTTCTTTGTACATCGAGAATCGAACTTTATCCCTTGACTCTCCTTGTTCTTTAGTTGAATGATAAAGATCTTCTTCAAAAAAGTAATGAAGAACGTCTACCATGTCTCCAACGAGCAAGGTTGGCAGTTCAATGTGATTTACAATCGCCTTGCCATTAATGTACGGCCAGAGATCTACGCACCAGGTGGCGAGACTTCTGGCCGCTGCGTAGGGCGGTCAGAGTACGCCTCCACTAGCCAACCGGTGATCTCGCCGAGTGTCTCCATTGAGACGATTCGGTCTGGATCCTGAGTCAACGCGTCGAAACGTGCGTAGCTTTCTGGCATTAGAACAGTCTTGAAGAACTCATCAATTACTTGAGCAGATTCTGCTGGATTTTCTCCGCCAGACTTTGCTATTAAGTTTAGAAGAACCTTGCCTTGCATTTCTTGACGGCAATTGAACTCTTCTTCGTGAATCTTAAAGGATATGTTCTCTTTTCCTTCTGTCTTGCTACCAGCGCCAAAGTCCTTGAACTTGGTCATTTTTCTTCCTCCGTTTATGTCTGTGTTGTCGTTGAAAGCAGTTGCTTTCGCTATCTCTACAATATCATGTATAAGTTGTCCGCTAGATATTTATTCGGACGTGTTCCCGGGTGAAGTACTGTTCGTGCGTACACTACTCTACCTTTTGAGGTAAACCTAAGCATCTTCGCGTTCTTAGGGGTTATGACATGTGGTCGGCTGCCTTCATGATGAACAAGAGCGTAGCTCAGAGGCGAGCCAATCGTTAGCATCTGGCCAAACACCGTTCTTTCATGAATTAGCTTAATAGAAGCTTTAAGTGCACCTGTTTGTATACCAGCCTGCGCTTTAGCGGCAGACTGAATCATAGTTCCGCGCTTGCGCAGCCATCTGCCAACTTCTCCTTGAGGTTGCTTGAGCATTACATCAAGCGGAATCTGCCGCCATACAATATGCGCTTTTACAGAAGCCATTATGGCACTGCCATAGTAATTTGCATATTCACAACTTGAAATCCACCTTCTGATGAAGGAGCGTCAACTGTTGCAATTACACCAACGCCGTATCCGCCTTCTTCCCACATGTCAAAAAGATTTACTGACTCCATGAGAACCCAAGCATCTACAGCCGAGATCTCAGCAGCTTGTTGAATCTTGCTGGGCTCAGGCGGACGTCCGTTTTGCCCGACGACTGGCACTTCTCTTGCAAGTGATATCGTCATCACCGCAGTGCGTGGCATGTTGCACCGTTGAGGAGTTGACGCCTGATCTCCTGGAGGACCTAGATACATTTGAATGAACGAAACAACCAACTGTTCGCAGTCTATCGCAGGCTGGCCCATCGACCAATACTGCCTATTTGGAAGAGGCACGTTGTACGACGCAAAGATCGTAGCAACTCTTGCTAGAACTCCCTCAAGTAGTTCTTTAAGATTTAGCCCGTCTTCTGATACGTTTGTAACGTCGATAATTGGCATGGTCTAGAGTCACTCTCCCGTTTGTGGTGGTTTTACAACGACTAGAGCTACCGGTGCCTTAGAAGTGATCTGAGTGCCTAATAAGACGGAATTACGCATAGTATGTCTCTAGTTTCCTAAGAACCTATTGTATACACTGGAATTGCAGAAGCGCCTAGGTTCATTGAAAGATTAAAGGCACCAATGAAAACGGTCTCAGTCTGCCCGGCAACCAGCGTGCTCGGCCGATTCGCGTACAGTTCAAAAGTCCCTGGGTCGTACATTCCAAGAACACCAAGCGCTTCTTGATAAGAAACTTCAATGCGCATTACGGTGTCAAGTTCTGTAAACGTAACAGCATTAGTGTTTAGCACGAGTGACTTTGAGTTAGAAGTATTGTAGATCGTCACCTCTGGCACCCAGCCAGAGTTGTCCGTCAAGAACTCTGCGTTGAGCCACTGAAGTGTAGCGGAGGCAGCACCGCCAGCAGAGCTATTGACATTTATGTCAAAGTCTGTCGCGGCGTACTTACCCGATTTTGGCGTATAGCGTCTTGCACGTGCCACATCAGGGCTAAAGACTCGTGCTCGAGAACGAGCCTTATCTGGATTGACTGACTTAAGAAACAAGTCTATTGAGTAGATGCCTGTTCGCATGTCGTCAAGGAAGTCTTGACTGTCAAGAATAGTGTAAGACACTCCTTGACGACTAACTGAAGTTACTCGTTGCGGCAGTGCGCAGTCCTCACCAGACCAAAGTTTAATAAACTCAAGTGCAAGAATTCGTGCAGCTTGTTTTCCCATAGCTGGTGGCTCAACTCCATAAGAGTAGGTAACCTCAACATCGCACGGTGTCCATGGCGCTCCACGCACTGACTGTATTGTTGAATGATCAACAAGATAATAAAAGCTTGGATCAATAATTTGACCGTCCCTGTTTCGCATTTGCTGCACTAGATGCACTGGACGCCCACGAAGACGAAGTCTTGCAGCTGGAGACAGACCGTCAGTAGTCATGTCTTCAAAATAGTCAAATGTCGCTGATGGAATGTTGTAGACCTGGCCGCTAATTAGCTCTGCGCTATAGGTTGTAGTGGCAGCGCCATATCTGTACGTACGTGAAGCGCAGATGTAGCGCTCTGTTACTGTTGTTAGCCCGGTGTACTTGCGACCAGACAACGCCCAAAGAATATTTGAAGCCGATTTTGCCGCGTCGTACGCGTAGTCGGAGTCAGAGTATACCCCCAGTTCACTTGTCTGTATCCAAAGGCTTGACATCTATTGTTCCTCACGTCTCTTATATGAAAAGCGCAAAAGCGGCGCGCTTGTATAAATTGTATACTGAGCGCGCCGCCTTTACAATTGCGACTACGACGTTGGGTCCTCCGTTGAAGCGATGATGAAGTCAATTGAGTCATCTTCGTTGTAGTCAACGTTACCAGGCACGTTGTACGACGTTGTTGAGCCCTGCGACGTAAAGTCTGTAACATCCCAGCTATTTGCCAAGCATACAACTGTGCCGGTATCGGCTGCAGATGTAATTGTACCGCTTGTTGACGTAGTATAGGTGAGTGTTGTTGTTGTAGGAACTGTGGCAATTGTATATGTACCATGAAGAGCTGAGTTGCCGTTTGTTCCCGCAACTGTGATTTCGTCACCTACGCGGAGACTGTGAGCTGCTGACGTTGTGAGCGTAGCTGTTGAACCAGTACGTGCACTGTTTGTGATTGTCGAAGTGAGGTCACCGTGCCATTCGTAGAAGCCCTTGCGACCTGTCGGTGCCCAAGAATCACGAGCGTACGAGTACGGACGCTCTGTTGCTGTTGCGAACTCCCAACGATCGTCAAGGCCATTGCCGAACAACGAGTTGCCGATGCTGTAGCCTTCGAATGTGCTTGCAAGCATTCCGTTTTCAATCACACGGTCACCCGACTGGCGCATGCGACAGTATGGGAACACCCAGTGGAAGTACGGAAGTGTTGCTGCTCGCTTACCGTCCTTGACGGCGAACGACCAGCACTCGATAGCGACACCGTTACCGGCTGGATCATCGCCGACGTTCGGTGACGACCAACCAATGCTTGAGCGGTTAGGCGCTGCGAATGTGCCGAGGTTTTTGCGAAGCAAAAGACCGCCGGACATTAAGTTTGTTAATTCAGGATCTGGCTCGCAGATAGCGAGCTCAAGCGTCACGCGCTTGAGCGTGTCTGGCGCTTTGTACGACACACAGATCGTACCGTTTGCTGACTTTTCTACGACTTCATCGCCTTCTTCGTATTCAGGCGTGAATGACAAACGCATAAAAGCGCTCGTTGTGTAGCTGTCTCCTGGGTTGTTAAGCAAGTTGCCAGCTGCGTCGAGACGTGTTACACGGACCGATACACCTTGAATGCTTGCTGCGTAATCTTGTGTTGACATTGCTGTTGTTCTCCTTAGTGATTAGGTTGTCAGGTCTACTCTGACTGCTAGATGAATTGTTCTATCAAAGTAAACCGCCGCTGGGCGAATTGCCTTGAGCTTCATGTCATTTTGGTTTCCGCTGACATCATACGCCTGGCCGTTGTTGTCGTTTACAACATCAACGTTTCCGACGTATACCTGCACTGATCCAGTGCCATATATCCATTTGTTTCCGTCGGTTGCGGTTGCGCCAGTGACACCAGTCGGCCCAGTGCCCGAATATCCAGATCCAATGATTATTGGCGTTCCAGATATTGTCTCAAGACGGCCATCAGCAGTGTGATAGAGCACGTCGTTGTTAGCTAAAAGCGAGGCGATGTCGCGTGTCATGTGAATAACGCCCTGTTCTCCACAAGGAGATGTTGATCCAATCTTAAAGTCAAGAAGCGCAAGTGCTCTAGCCACGTTAAGTGCTGTCCCACTGTTTAAGACTGTTGCTGTGGCGGCGGATAGCGCGAGATTGTCGTGTGACGCTCCTTCACGGACTGCTCCGTCCCAAAGTTCTTGCTCAATTGCCTTTTGTGTAATTCCTTCAATTTGTCGTGAAATTCTTTCAAAGCGATCAAGCGCTGTGTAACCAAATGTTGAGATCTGTTCTTCTACTTCAATAAAAAATGGCTTGATCTGTGTGTGGCGTATTGGCGTACCGTTTGACGCGATAGACGCTGAAGTTGTGTCAGTGTCGTCCCAGTTCTTCGCTGAGTAGATGCTTGTGTTCCATTCTTGGGCAAAGGTGCGGATCCACCGGTCCTCATCGGCCAAGGCAGTCGCTTCAGGCTTGGCTACTGAAAATAGACCAAAGTCTGCTGGCTCAATTGCAGGTGCGACTACAACTCCATCTTTTGGAAATGCCATTTTCTCTTCCTAACGTAAGTTTCGCGTGCTTTACTTCTAATTCGTCTAGGGGGACGCTCATTTCTGAGCGCCCCCTCAAACGATATCAGCTTACAAGTTTATTTAGAACTCGATTGCTGCTGCTGTTGCACCACCAGTTGTGTCACGGAGAGCTGCTGCTGTACCGTTGACTGCAATTGTTGATGTAACTGCGAGTGACTCAACTCCGACAAACGCGATTCCTTCGAAGGTTTCAACGAACATCTTGTAGTCGTTGGTTCCTACGAGTGTGGAGTCACGGATGATGCCGAGGTCCAAGGTGCCACCGTCAAGGAAGAGGAACGAACCCTCTGCGAAGATGTACCATGTGAATGAATCTGTGAATTCAACAAGTGCTGCTGATCCGCCTTGTGCACCAATTACGTTCTGGTCAGGTGTGAACGTAATGTTTACATTACGAGACGCCATCCAACCATCAATTTCACCGGCTGCTGCAAGATTGCTGTCACCAGGCATGTTCATCGCGAGGTCAGCGACCATTGCGTCTTTTACCCACGATGGAGCAATTACGCGAAGTGGTGCGTCTGACGCCATACGATGACGGCTACGGTAACCCATCGAAGCGCGACCAAGTTGCACCAAGAAGTCACGTGCGAAGCCCAAGAGCGACGATGTTGTGACTGCTGTTGATGCAGAGCTGATCTTGCCAAGCAAGTACTGTTCTGCCTCGCGAGCGTGCTGAATCAGACCCAACTCGTTGTGACGAGCGATGAGTTCTGGGTAAGCACGTGTCATGAGGTTACCGAACTGCAATTGCAGAGTGACTGCGTCAGTGGCAACTGTGTTTTCTGTTGCTGCTGATACTGTCAGGCTGGTCTTGGTGTCGGTGCCAGGATTTGTGTCTGTTGCGTTAGTCCACGTGCCAACTGCGTTTGCATAGCTCGAGAGCACCGGAGGCGTGATGAAGCGGATACCGCCACGGTCAGCCTGGAACTTCGGCAATGAATCGCGTACTGGACGCTCTGTTGTGCCTACGCCAAAGATGTCATACTTGATGGCGAAAGGTGTTGAATGACCACCCGATGCAACGAGTGCTTCTGGACCGCTAACGGCCTGCACTTTTGCCCAGTTGGCTTCAGCATCTTGCGTCAGTTGACGTGACTCAGGGTAGCCTGTTGAGAAAGAAGCGACGATGTGTTGTTCTCCATCGCCACCGTTGACTCGGCGAAGACCATGCAAACGCTTGGCCATTGCTTCAGCAACTTCTTTCATGTCCTTAATTTCGCTGCCTGCAGTGTAACCAGGGATATCTGCGCCGGCAGTAATTGCTACTGGTGCGAACTCCTCAGTTGTTGCTGTCAGACTGCGGTCTGCTGGAGCTTGGAATTCTACTTCCACGCTCTCATTTGATGCGGCGGCGCTCATTGATGCCTCCTGCTCTTTCTGCTCTTCTTGAGCTGGTTCTTGAATTGTTGTTGTTGTTGCTGCTTCTGCTTCAACGATTACTTCTGCAACAGCTTCTGTTGCGACAACAGCGGCTTCTGCTTGCGCAGGCACCTCTGCTACCACTTCAGCAACTGCAGCTTCAGCTACGTGAGCTTCTGCATTTTCTGCTGTCTCAATCGAAAGTGTAGTCTGTGCTTCCTCAGTAATTGATGCTTCTTCCATTGGTTTCATTTCTTCCTCTTCTTCGACTGCTTTAGGAGCTTCAGGAGCTTCTTCTGCTTCGATTTCTGGGGTTTCCATGTCACCTTCTGCTTCACCCTTAACACGCATGGCGGCTTCAGCAGCGCGTGCAGCAAGCTCTTGTGCTTGTGCTTCACGACGCTTAGCTTCACCACGCACTGTGTCGAGCATGTCGGCAAGTGTGGTCATAGCTTCAACTGTCTGAGGAGTTGGATCTTCTTTTTCGACCGATTCAAACTCGCTGACGATAGCACCTTGCAGATCGACGATTTGATCGTCGGTCAGCTCAGTGATAGTGTCAAGCATTTGTTTAATTTGGTCCACTGTCCCTCCTCCGGGCCAGTCATGATGGTTGCTCGGATTGCTTCCATCTCGGTTTTCTGTCCAAGGCGGGGGACTCAGCGCAACAAGCGAAGAGGCACTCACCTACGATAGATATTACTACGTCAATAACCTTAAGAGTTTACTCATCTCAGAGGATACCTCTCCTTGAGAGTAAACGTCTCCACCGGACTTATACGATCGTAGACTTTTTGTGGCAACATTAGCGTCGTCTTTTCCAATCTTCTTTTCTACCTTTGCCATCATGTCTTCGATAAGATCTCGAAGAGCCGGAGGTAGATCACTAAATCTGACTTTCTGTGCGTCCTTGCCAAATGGCAATGGAAGATTGGCTATAACAAGCCCTAACTGTTTAGACGAAGACCTAATGTTTTCAAGGGCTTCAGCATTGAGTGCCCCTGAGTCAAGACGATCAATAATGCCGATTAGATCATCAGCAGATTCAACCGCTTTTCCATAGTTTCCAGCATCGTCAAAGTTTTCGGCTTCCTCTACTTTTTGAATAACGTTATCAAGACCAGACTTACCAGCGTCAAGTTTAATACGTGCAAGAACTTGACGAAATTGCCCAGACGCGTCTCTAGGCTGGTTAATGCCTGAAATGTATTTATCACTAGAGTTATCTGCAAAAACTGCTTCTACACCTGCCGTTTCTACCGTAACAACACCGTCTGGGATCACTGCAAACCTGCATTTGCCCATTGGTTCAACCTCTAATGAAATAATTTTGCATGAAGATCCGCCTTCGTACAGAAGGCAGTTAGCGCAGGTTACTCCAATATCAGCCACGTCGTTTTCAGCCGCAGGAGTGTACCCTGCCCAAATGCCTGTCTTATCTTCGTTAAACTTGCCATACTTTTCAGCAAGTTGAATAAGGGCTTCCGCTAGATCTCTCTCTTCAGGTACGATCATTAGCGGCTATTACTTCTGCGTTTCTTCGTCAGTAGCCTTGAGTGAAGCGACGCGGGCTTGAATGTCGTTGATAACGTCATCATCAGTCAGGCTGGCTGCTTTCCATTTTTCTGGAACTACGTCGCTCTTCTTGAGGCGACGAGCGCTCTTGATGATGTGACGGCGAACGGCTGCTCGCTTGCTTGGCTTAGCACGACCGTACGCTTGAATGGCGTTCTTAAGCTCCTCAACGCTACGAATAGGGAACGATCCGTCTGGAAGAGCTTTGCCTTCTCCAGCCAGTTTTTCACGAACTTGTCGTGATATGTACCCAAGAGTGTCGTACTCAAATGAAGACCTAACTTTGTCTGACAGTTCTTCAGCTTTAGCCGCCAATTCTGCTTTCTTCTCTGCTCGAACTTGATTTACGATTGTCGAAGCAGCTTGAATTTTTGCAAGAAGTTCTGCTTTTTCAAGCGTCTCAATTCTCTCAACGCGGGCGTTAAGTTCTGCTATTGGATCAGACTTAAGTCTTGCAAGAGTAGCTGCGCCTGCAGCAACAAGAGCGTAAACTTGACCGCCAGCGACACGTGCACGGGCGATTGGGAAGCCAGGAACGTTCACCTGACAAACAGCGACGAGCTCAAGGTGACCCTTGATTGGGCGCCAGTCTCCAGATGGAGCAGAAGCACGAAGCGCGCGGATCTGCTCTGGCCTAGCGTCTGGACGCAGAGAACCTGCTACCCAGATGCCATGAGCGTCTTCACCAGCGTGTACGTCAGCAATTGCTGATGCAGTGTCGTCGTAGTGACGTACCGCTTCGGCGGCACTGGCCTCAAGCGAGGCATGACCGCCGGCTAGTGTTAGTTGCCCTACTGGCGCATCACTGCCGTCATCTGTGCGAACTACTCCTGTGTGGAAGTACGAGTACTTACTGCGTGAACGAGGAGGCTTTGTGCCAAATGACATTCCGATGTGGTCTACGTGCCATGCGGCAATGTGACCAAACACGCGCCCTTCGTCGGTAACTGTCAAAGGAGTTGCCTCTTTTAACTTAGGATCTGCGAACCACGTCGCCGGTGGGACAACTGGGATTGAACTTGCGATCATGCCGCAGGCGACAAGCGCCGCTGCGTCTAGTTCATTTGCATCATCCGTGTAGATTCCGTCTGAAACCACTTCTGCCTCCTGATTTTGACTTTCGTCAGTATTTTCTTCTATGTAGATCTTGCATTGTTGAAACGCAGGCTTAGGGACCATTGTAACTGCCATTACTCTAGCCTTAGTTATCTTAATCTTGCTTCCACCGATCTTTTTATCGGTAGAATCTCCTGCTTCATCGTTAATTTCTTCGCTTGCTTCAAACATGTCAAGGTCTGCAGACACTCCACTAATGAATCCTTCACTAACCATTCTTTCTGCTTCACGTCCGTATGGGCTTGAATCAAAGACACCGCGGCAGTTGCCGATACCGCCATCTACTCGCTCCATTTGATCGATACGACCGACAACAACTGAGCCATCGTGCCCTGCGCCTGTCTTTATCTGCCACAGCAAAGGCAAAGGCAGCTCACGCATAGAAATTGCTTCTTTTTCAAACATTCTGCCGTCGCCAGATTCTTTTTCTTCTGGAATTACAAGAGGAATGTAGAACGTTGCGCCACTGTGCATGTCGCCACCTGCTGTCAAGACACGTAAACGAGCGTCATCAGCCTGCGCTGAAAGAATCGCCGCGTTGACGTATTCTTCGCTCGAGACGATATCGTCTGCGGCAAGTGCTCCACGATTTTTTCTTCCGTACAGTTGACGGTGAAGCTTGTCACCAGTCCATAGTCCGGTTACTTCCTTATGACGCAATGCGCAGTATCCTTTTGCACGAGGACCCATATACTTAGCAAGTTGACGATAGCAACGAGTCCAGTCGCCAGGAGTTCCCCAGCGAATTTTTAGAGCGCCTTTGCCGACAGTCCAGTAGCGGCGAAGTCGTTCTGCGTTTCCACGGTTACGGTCCAGACCACCTTGCGCAAACTCAAGGCCTGCAGTCATCGCGCCGTCTACTTGCTGCAGCACGTCTTTGTACACGTCAGTGTCGAGCGGAACTACTGGAGGCGGTGTTGGCGAATTGAGATCTGCAAGAATCTGCGCGTCTTCAACCCACTGGCCATTGACTCGCTTAAAGGTCATCGGCGAGGTTGACGTCGTGCTTGCAGGAATCACGGCCACAAGGTCGAGCACAGCGCGAGGATCATCTGGTGAAACGATAGCAACGTACATTGGATCTACGTCTGAGGTTTCTGGCGTTAGTTGTTTTCCAGGCTTGTTAGGAGTAACTTTGACTTCTTCTTTTTCAGCCTCGGCTGCAGAAATTAGCGGTTGGTACCAAAGATTGTTTTTCTTTTTCTTAAAGAAATCTTGAAGCAGCGGATGATTCTTCGCGCTGCCAGTGTAGAGTTCGACACCTGTCTGCTTTTCTAGTTCTTTTAGATACTCAGACTTTTCGTAGACGCGTGGACGAGGTCCAGTCTGTGGCGTCTCTATCTTCGCCGGTTGCTGCTTGTCTCGCTGCTCTTTAACCCAAGCAGGGAAATCTGCAATTATAGTTTTAAGATCACGAGATGTTAGTCCAGGCAGTCCGCCGGGAATAACTGCGTTCGGACGATCGATTGGAGCTCGTGGTTGAGCAAGAATTCCGGAAGTGTCGATAGGCGAAGGCGCGATTCCATCAGCCTCGGCGGCTTCTTGTTTAATTATTGCGCCTTCTTTTTCAGTTTGAGTAGCTGGAACTGTGACGCTTTCACCAGAGTCAAGTTTAACTACAACGTTTTTAGATGCGCCGTCAATGCCTGTAATGTACCCACGACCATTGACTGCGTCTCCACCGACAATTACTCTTGAGCCTGCAGAAGCAAATCTTCCAGTTCTGTCACGAACTTGTGAACGAGCTTTTTGCGAGCGCTCTTCTGGAGTGTATTGCCCTGGTGTTATGTCAGTAGAACTTGGAGTTTCGCCAGCAGCGACAACTGCACGGTCTACTAATTCCCAGTCAATTTCATCAGCCGCAAGAAGAACCATCTGTGCTTCTTCTGAGTTCAGACTGCGAACTGAGACAGGAGTGTAAGGCGACTGCTGCAGATGAGCAGAAATAATCAACGCTGAGTCTACGTCAAGAAGAATATGTTGCTTTTCAACGTCATCACTTTCTTCATCTAGCTCCGCGTCATAAATTAAAAAGTCACCATCGATTTCTCCAAGATCGTCCCAACGTCCGCCGTCCCACACCGACACAGTGCCGTCGATGTCAACTCTGTACAAGCGATCGATGCCACTGCCGTCCATACGAGTTCTTCCTACAAACTCTGGGCCATTTCCTTCTCCAAGTTCGTACGCTTGCTTAAACGCGTCGATATCTCCATCGTAGTCTGCTACAGCACTGTACAGCGCAAAGTCATCGCTGCCAGCCGCACGCATTGCTTTCTTATTTTCACGTTCTACGATCGCACGAGCCCAGCGCCATGCAGAGTCTCCACCCCAAAGAGCCCACGCTATTCTTCCGTTAGATGGAAAGCCGTCTTGACCTGGCTTGTAGCCTTTGGCTTTTTTGTCAACTTCATGACGTGGAAAGTACTTTGCGATATGACGAACTTTTTTAATTCCAATTTGACCGCCTGCAGCAAGTCTGCGAGCAGTATTCATTCCAACTGGAGTCCCTGCGCGATCGTATTCTTTTCTCCAGTTAAGGCCGCGTTTGGCTTCTTCTTGAACTGCCTTGGGTATCGTGTACATTCTGCTTGAGGCTACGAGCACCTCAACGCGAAGATCTGCTAGAGAACCGTGTGCTAGATCTACCACGGAGTTTGAAGCGGTTTCTGTGGAAGCACTCCAGTCCATCGCTGAAGAAAGCAGTTGAAATGACCCGACTTCAACAACTAAGTTCGCGTCTTGGTCAATAATGACTGCGTTGCTGTCATCGTCGCTAAACAAAAGGTAGTTGCCATTTTGGCCGTGAAGTGTGGTCATCGATATTCGCTTTCTTCTTTAACAGTATCAGCAACTGGACCACCGGCAATCCACGCATCGCACGTACGAGAGGCGGCGCATTTGAAGTCAAGAGCCTCGCAATAGCCAAGTTCAGCAGCTTCGTCGATCGCGTCCCAGTTGCTGTAGTTGTAGGCGACGTTACTTTGCCCACTCTCAAGACCTTGTTGTATGCATTCTTTCATCTGTGTTGTTACGATAAACACGGCGCAGTTGCCGCATCTTGACGTTTGTGCCTCTTCGATGGTGACGTTCCAGCGGTCAGCTTTTTTCTGCCAAAATTCTTCGTTCGGCTCGGCTGGGTTAAGTGGCCCGTAGCCGACGTTGTCGATCGCGTTCTGACGGTTAGTAAGATTCAACGAGATATCTTGAGTTGCTGGCGGGCAGTCGCCGGCAGCAGCCGTCATTGGGCGCTTAGTCGCGTAGGCGTCAGCGTCTGCGGAAGTTAAGGTCGTGCCAGCTGCCTCTGCTTTATCGTACACTGGAATAAATTCTAAAGTTACTTGATATACCTCAAGATCATTGAGGATGTCGGAGTCGTCGATCATAATCGGCAGCCAAGTACCGTCTGCACGCACGTACATTTTCTTTTTTTCTTGGCTTGAAAACACGAGGTAGGTGATATTTGCGCTCTCAGCGTCGACACCAGCGAAGAGAATCTCATTCTCTTTAATCTCTGTTGGCCATTGTTTAGCAACGTTCATTTAGTACCTGCCGTCTATTGATTCTTTAAACATTTTTTCCATTTGTTCAGCTGACGCCGTTTTCTTCTTAGAACCTGACAAAAACCAAGACCTGTCAGAATCTTGAAAAGCGCGGATAGTATACTGAGCACCGCGCGATGTAAACTTTATTATTCCTTCTTTTTCGTTTATATCAAGATCCTCATCAGATTGTAACGGGTACTCGGATGTACGAGAGTACATAGGGCACATAACTGCAGTTCCTCTAAGACGCACTGAGAACACAGGGCGCGATCCAGCAGGCTTGCCATCTATAGACGTATCTAAAACTGCAACACCTTCCACAAGAAGATACATAGTTTCTGACGACTTATAGTCTGCTATTTTTAGTTTTCTGGCCATAAGTTAGTTAGATCCATTGCTTTGTTCATCTGAAGTAAGATACGTCCACCCTGGGAAATCGTTTTCAATTTCTTGATACTCATAGGTAAACGGTGCGCCAATAGCTCCCGTGTACCTGGTGTACGAAAGATACGCGCCGTTAGTAAGACGAACGATGACTCTTTCTTGTTTTTCATTGTTCAGGTCTTTGACTGCAACAATGACCGCGTTTTCATCTACTGGCGGAGCGTATTCTTTTGCCCGTCCTGATGGATCTTCATTTAGCCAGTCTTTGTACTTTTTCGCGCCACCAAAATCTTCTCCAAACCTGGTTTTAAGATTTTCATCTAGTTTTGTTTGGAACTTCTTAACTGCGCCTTCTTTTTCCATAACTACACCTTGACCGCCAACTGTCACAACTTCGTCAACAGACCTTCCGTTTATTTCAGTTATTCCGCGGTTCTTGAGTTCTTCAATCAAAAATGGAACTACTCTTGTGTGAACAACGATGTCTTTTAGCATATCAGTGCTAACTCTGTCCTTGAACATCAGCTCATAGCCGCCAGGAGCAGCGTTCTTAAGATTGTCGTTTTCTTCAGATCTAGCGCCATAAGTATCGACGTAGTTGGCATAGAAATCAAGTCGCGTGAACAGATCAACCGCGTCAAATGTCACTGTAGCGTCACTGGCGTCACTGACGCCGTAGCCGATACTTGAGGTTACAGTCATGTCTTTAGGCGAGAAGAATACGTAGTCTGCACCGCCCGTGGCCATGTCAGTTTCTGAAGACTGACCCGAGCCGCCGACGCCTTCGGTCCATCTTGCCAACGTCGACATAAGTGCTCTGTTTGGCCCAACGATAATGTCTGCTATCTTTTTGGCCGCAAGTTCTGGGTCAGGGCGGTACCCAGCAGACACAGTTAAATTATGCTCTGCAATTTCAATTTTAGCTTCTTTTGCCAAAGCTGCTGCTTTTTCTTTAGAAACTCGCATCTCGATACGGCCATTGGCGCCAACACCAACGTAGACGTCTTCAACTCCAATACCGTATTTAGTTTTTACTTCAGAGAGAATCTCTTGTCTGACTTCTGGTCTAGCTTCATTTCTTGACGCATTTGTTTTTCCACCAAGCACGCTCATAAGCCGATTTTCAATAAGAACGCGAAAATCTTGCTCTACCGATGGGCGTGGGTCAACAACGCCAGCAATATTAAATGCTGAGCGCACGCTGTCTGGCGACACGCCGTCTGGGACATCTATGATTACATAGTTGTTTAAGGCATTAACTACTTCATCGTAGTCCTCAACGCTTCGTGAAAAGACATGGTCTGTGTAAGAGCCTTGCGCTCCACGGAAAAATTGAATTTTTACGCCGTTAGGTAGTGTTGCTTCATATGTTGTTCCGTGGCGCCAATTGTTATAAACATTTGTATCTGGCTTTAAAGCTGGGACTGCAGCATCTTTTCGACTAATCTCTTTGAGTGCTACTCCATTAGTTATTGTGTACTCGTTGCGTTTAAGATCTTGTACATCTTTATACAATTGTTCACCAGCCCAAGCTGTGAGCTTGTATCTCATTCGAGTTATTTGCT